CGCTCTTCCGATCTCCTAAAAAAAGCTCCGGAGGGATTTTTATATTTTCGATTTTGGATTGTAAAGGAGAACGTCTTGCTTTCTGACGTTACTATTGCTGTAAGGTCCGCTAGGGCTGATCTTATTACTCCGTATCACTCTGAGCAACAGCAACCGTGTAGCTACGATCTAACTCTTGATAAGATTATTAAGAAGATGGTAGTTAGCAACGTTGACGAATACCCTGTTGAGAGTCATATTACAGCTTATGATAAGAAACTTCATGGACTAGAGTATGTCGAGATTGATCTTACGGAAGATCGGGACAACTGCTATCGTATGTGCCCTGGTGATTTCATTATTGCTTCTACCAAGGAAACGGTAAAGCTTCCGAATAATATTGCTGGACGATTTGAAGGCAAGTCTTCTCTTGGTCGAATCGGTCTGACTACTCATGTTACTGCTGGATTTATTGATGCAGGATTCGAGGGTCAGATTACTCTTGAGATGAAGAACGAGAATCGTTATCCGATTGACATCAAGTATGGTATGCTAATCGGGCAGATCTGTTTCTTCGGACTTGATTCTTATTGTGCTCATCCTTATGGAGATCCGTCTCTCAATTCTCATTATCAGGGCCAAAAAGGACCGACCACTGCTCGTGGTTAATGTTTCGGAGGGGGTCGCTCAAGGCCCCTCTATCCTTAATTTTTGTGCAGTGTTCTTCGGACCTATCTTTGCGATTGCGCTTTTTTCTCCTTTCACGCAGGGTACCAAGTCGGGATAGGTCCTAAAAACACTACATAAACTAATTCAAAATGAAGATGAAGTCGGGTAAAGGAGGAGATATTTATGGGTAAACGTAATAAGACTGACGACAAGTCTATAAGAAGTATGCCACCTCTTACTCCAGAAGGTAAAGAGAATCAAATGATATCTCTTGCTATGGACTGTGCTGAATCACAGTTGCGTGATGGCACTGCATCTTCGGCCGTTATCGTTCATTTTTTGAAACTTGGTACTGAACGAGCGGAACTTGAGCGAGAAAAGCTGGTTCACGAGAATGAACTGCTCAAGGCAAAGACACAGTCTCTGGAATCGGCGACTCATGTCGAGCAACTCATGAAGGAAGCTGTCGAAGCTATGAAATCTTATGGCGGAACAGTATGAGTTGTAGAACATATTTGGAGCTTTCACAGCTTAAGACTTTTGAGGAACGCTTTGAGTATCTGAGAGTCAATTCTTCTGTTGGAATCGATACTTTTGGTTCTAGTCGATATTTGAATCAGGTATTGTATCACGATACTGAATGGCGATCTGTCAGAAATCGAGTTATCATCAGAGATTCTGGATGTGACTTGGGAATTTTCGATAGAGAAATTACTGGAGAACCGATTTACATTCATCATCTTAATCCGATAACAAAAGAGAACGTCTTAAACAGAGATCCTTGTCTTTTTGACATGAACAATCTTATTTGCTGTACTCGTAGAACGCATAACGCAATACATTACGGCGATTCTACAAAATTAATTCATGACTTGGTAGAAAGAAAACCTAACGACACATGCCCTTGGAGATCTTAAGCGCAGGGCTAATCTTTTAAGGGGTGAGTTCACAGATGAATGAAGAGGTACTCGTTCATCATGGAGTAAAGGGTCAACGCTGGGGTGTAATTACTAAGGAATACGTTCCTAAAGGTACTCATTCAGCTAAGGCTGATCAAAATAAAAAGGGTTCAAAGATTCAGCAGCGTGTTCAAGCGCGATTGGCTAAGCGTCGAAATGCTAAACTCGCAAAACGTCAAGCGAAGTTGTCGAAGAAGTTGAAGTCAAATAAGCAGACTACTACCGATGATACTTGGCAGACTCTTTCTACTGATCAGCGTAAGAAGATGGTTTTGGAATCAAAATCAGCTAAGATGTTGTCGAAGAATGCTGATTTGTTTAATGATAATGAACTTCAACAGGCTTATTCACGCTTAATGCTTGAGAAAAGAGTTTCTGAACTTGCTGCTTCTTCTCAAGAAAAATCTTCTTTTGAGAAGAATATGGAGACCATTAACAAGACTATGAAGTATGTCAAAGACATTAGCGAAGCCGCGAACACAATTAACAACGCCTATACTAATCTTAAGCGTACATCCGAGATTCTTGCTAGTCTTTCTTCGGAACAGGAGAAAAAATAGGAGCCGCGTATGAGTCTTTCTAATACAGCAGTACCTATTTATTACGGCCAATTTCGAGATGCAGTTCTTCGTGGAGAAATTCCTGTTAACGAAGAAATTTCAATGGAAATGAATCGCATTGACTGGCTCATTTCCAACCCCGGCGTTTATTACGACGACAAGGCTGTTGAAGGCTGGATTCGTTTCTGCGAAAATGAAATGACTCTTACCGACGGTGGAGACTTGAAGCTTCTCGATAGTTTTAAGCTGTGGGGAGAGCAAGTCTTTGGTTGGTATTACTATGTAGAGCGCAGTATTCCAGAGGTTCAACCGAACGGAACATTGATTCATAAGACCAAAATGGTCAAGAAACGTTTGATTAATAAACAGTATCTCATCGTTGGACGAGGCGCTTCTAAATCGTTGTATGATTCTTGCATTCAGACATATTTTCTGAACATGGATACAAGTACAACGCATCAGATTACTACAGCACCTACGATGCGACAGGCCGATGAGGTAATGTCCCCTATTCGAACGGCTATTACTCGTTCAAAAGGCCCGTTGTTTAAGTTTCTTACACTTGGGTCATTGCAGAATACGACAGGTTCTAAAGCAAATCGAGCAAAATTAGCATCGACGAAAAAAGGTATTGAAAATTTCCTTACTGGTTCGCTGATTGAAGTTCGCCCTATGTCAATTGCAAAGTTGCAGGGTCTTCGATGCAAGTATGCTACTGTAGACGAATGGCTGTCTGGTGACATTCGAGAAGATGTTATCGGCGCCATTGAGCAGGGTGCTTCTAAGCTCGATAATTATCTGATTATTGCTACATCCTCAGAGGGTACTGTACGTAATGGCAGTGGCGATACAATCAAAATGGAGTTAATGGACATTCTAAAGGGTGAGTATTCAAACCCTCATGTGTCTATTTTCTGGTATCGTCTAGATACTGTTGATGAAGTTGCTGATCCTACCAAGTGGATAAAGGCAAATCCGAATATTGGTAAGACTGTTACCTATGAGACTTATCAATTGGACGTTGAACGTGCTGAGAAAGCTCCTGCAACACGCAACGATATTTTGGCTAAGCGTTTTGGCATTCCGATGGAAGGCTATACGTATTACTTTACCTATGAGGAAACTAAGGTTCATCGCCGTCAGAATTTCTGGCAGATGCCGTGTGCTTTGGGCGCTGACTTGTCTCAGGGCGACGACTTCTGTGCTTTTACTTTCTTATTTCCTTTGAGTGGAGAACGTTTCGGTGTTAAAACGAGGAACTATATTACTTCACTTACTCTAAATCGTCTGCCTCTGGCTATTAGGGAAAAGTATAACGACTTCATAAAAGAGGGTTCTCTTATTATTATGGAGGGGACTGTTCTCGATATGGACGAAGTCTATGACGATTTGGATCAGTTTATCATAGATACTGAATATGATGTTCGATGCTTTGGATATGATCCATATAATGCGAAAGCGTTTGTGAATCGTTGGGAACAAGAAAACGGACCGTTTGGTATTGAGAAAGTTATTCAAGGTTCTAAGACGGAATCTGTGCCATTAGGAGAACTGAAGAAACTCGCCCAAGAAAGAATGCTTTTGTTTGACGAGCAACTTATGAAGTTCACTATGGGAAATTGTATCACTTTAGTAGACAACAATGGAAATCGAAAACTTTTCAAATATCGCAGAGAAGATAAGATCGATGCTGTTGCTGCTATGATGGATGCATATGTTGCTTATAAATTAAACAAGGAGGCATTCGAATAATGGAGTATGAAGTCATCCAACACCATGGTGTTAAAGGCATGCACTGGGGTGTTATTACTAAGAAAGTTTCATCTTCAGTTAAAGCGCATTCTGATAAGCGAAAAGCTGAGAATGAAAAGCGAAATAAACTAAAGAAGGGTTATTCGACAAAGAAGCCTACGACAAAGGCTGAAAAGTCAGCTGCTCGTACATATTATCGACAGCAGCGTACCCATTCATTTAATACCTATCGTAATCAAGAGATCAAACTTGCTCGAAAAGAAGCTACACTCACTGGTGAACAGATTAAAAACGGTCGCTATAGCATTGCGAATGCCCGTAACATCAAGTTGAAATCGTTTTCAGCAGTGATGGGAGTCGGCACTACAGCTTTGATTGCTGGTTCTGCACCTCTTGCCGCTCCAATTGCTGGTCTTACTGTTGCAGCTCTTAGCAATTATGCGTCTGGTGGATCTTATTATGCAAAAGAGAAGCGAGCGTACGGCGATAAACGTGCTAAAGTTCAGTCAAAATCGTAAGGAGGTAGTATGCCGGAACCTTTACGATCTAGGCTGAAAAACGCCTGGAATATTTTTAGAGGTCAAGAGTTAAAAGATAACGCTCCTACTGAAGATTACGGCTCTCCATCTCCTGCGATTGTATATACTGGTCAACAGATGTACAGTTATCACTATCGTGGCGGAGATCGGTCGATTGTAAATTCTATCTACAATCGTATCGCGATGGATGTTGCGTCAGTTGATATTCGGCATGTTCGAACAGATCCGGATCATCGTTATCTTGAAACGATCGAGGATAGTCTTAACACATGTCTTAGTACCGAAGCGAACATTGATCAAACCGGTCGAGAAATGATTCAGGATGCAGTACTAACACTATTTGATGAGGGCTGCATTGCAATTGTTCCAATTGAGACTGAAACAGATCCGGATAACGGAAGTTATAACATTTATTCTTTGCGTGTTGGAATTCCTGTTGAATTCTTTCCTCAACATGTAAAGGTAAGTCTATATGACGACCGTAGCGGGCGACGAAAAGAAGTAATTGTTCCAAAGACTCAAGCGGCTATTATTCAAAATCCATTTTATACGATTATGAATAAAAACGATTCATTGATGACTCGCTTGAACAGGAAATTGAACCTTCTCGATGTCGTTGACGAGCAAACCAGTTCGGGAAAATTGGATCTTATCATTCAGCTTCCGTATACGATTAAATCCGAAGCTCGGAAGAATCAAGCAGAGGAACGCCGAAAGGCGATCGAGGATCAGCTTGCTGGATCAAAATACGGAATTGCGTATGTTGACGCCACAGAGCACATTACTCAGCTGAATCGATCAGTAGAAAATAACCTACTCAAACAAGTAGAGTATTTGACGAATCTTGCCTATGGCCAACTCGGAGTTACACCTGAGATTATGAATGGTACTGCAGATGAGAAGGTCATGACCAACTATAATAGTCGAGTTATTGAGCCTGTATTGTCTGCTTTGACAGAAAACATGTCCAGGGTGTTTATTACTCCTACTGCAAGGACTCAAGGTCAAGACATTAAGTATTTCCGAGACCCGTTTAAGCTCATGCCGGTCAGCGATATCGCTGAAATTGCTGATAAGTTTACTCGAAACGAAATTGCTACGAGTAATGAGATTCGACAGGCTATTGGTATGACGCCTTCTTCTGATCCAAAGGCTGATGAGTTGCGAAACGCAAACCTCAGCGCTCCTGCAAACGATCAAGAAGGTTATGACGATCAAACCGAGGAAGAGACTCAGGATGAATAGATACAGATTACATCAAAATGGGTTTCTAAATCGTTTGAATAATAGTAATGTAATTACAAATTAAAGGAATGGAGGGAAATGATCAACATGGATGAAAATTATGATTTTTGTGGTTGGGCTAGTAAGTATGAAGTTCCATGCTCTGATGGTCGAACGATTAAGCAGAACGCCTTGGCCGCAGATGATGGAAAAATTGTTCCTTTGGTTTGGAATCATCAGCACAGTGAGATGAAGAATGTCGTAGGTCATGCACTGCTTAACAATCGTCCGGAAGGAATGTATTGCTTTGGCTACGTAAACGATACTGACGAAGGTACTCGTGCTAAAAAGCTTCTAAAGCATAAGGATATTACCGCACTGTCGATCTTTGCAAATAATCTCAAGCAGAATAAACGTGTAGATGGCCGCAAAGATGTCGTTCATGGCAAAATTCGAGAGGTTAGTCTTGTTCTTGCTGGTGCTAATCCTGGCGCATGTATTGATTCTGTGATGGTTCATTCCGACGATGGAGAACCTATGGAATCGGATGATGAGGCTCAGATTTATAATGACGATAATACTGTGTGGTTTGGTCATTCCGATGAAAGTGAGAAATTTATGGCAGAAATGCTGGATAACGAGGGTAATTCGGATGAGGTTGATGACTCTCAGTCCACTGAGACTGTAGAGCACGCAGATGACAATTCGGATGATAACTCTAACAAGAAGCCTGCTGAAGATGAAACGGTTGAGGATGTTCTTAACTCTATGACGCCTCATCAGCGTGAGGTAATGCAGGGCTTGATTAATTATCTTATCGATAATGGCTCTAACAATGAGTCCAATACTTCCGAGAAGGGAAATTCTGACATGAAGCATAACATCTTTGATAACACTGAGGAGAACGACGAGACTCTCGAGCATTCTCTCGGTATGGACTGCGATTTTGAGAAGGCTATTGCTGATATGAGCCGTTATGGCTCCCTTAAGAAGTCGTTCCTGGCGCATGGTGCTAACATTGACAACCTTGTTGGTGACGAGTTCCTGGCGCATCTCGACAATGGTACGCCTGACCCTGACTATGGTATTGGTAAGATTGATTATCTGTTCCCCGATTTTCAGACCGTAGGCGGCAACAACCTTAAGTTTGTCAAGCGCAATACCGAGTGGGTTTCTCGTGTCATGAACTCGGTTTCTCATACCCCGTTTACCCGAGTCAAGTCCGTCTTCGCTAATATTACTGAGGACGAGGCTCGTGCTCGAGGCTATATTAAGGGTACGAAGAAGAAGGAGGAAGTGTTTCCCCTCCTCAAGCGTACCACGACTCCTCAGACGGTATATAAGAAGCAGCGTCTTGATCGTGACGACATTCTTGACGTTACCACGATGGACATCGTAAGCGTTCTCCGTCAGGAAATGCGTATGATGCTCGAGGAAGAGATTGCTCGTGCTATCGTCATCGGCGATGGTCGTGATTCCGGTAGTGATGACAAGATTAGCGAGGATCACATCCGCTCGGTTCTTAATGATGATCCCTTCTACTCGATCAAGATCACCAAGGGTTATAATACTGAGCCTGATGATAGCACCTTTGCTGCTGATTTTGAGGAGCGTGTTGTCTACGGTTTCGAGGACTATGAGGGTTCCGGTAATCCTCTGATGTTCACGACTCAGCGTAATCTCAACCGTCTGCTTATGCAGAAGGATAAGGTCGGTCGTCGAATCTACAAGTCTAAGCAGGAGCTTTGCGCTGCGCTCTGCGTTTCTGATATTGTCCCGGTTCAGGTCATGAAGGGTCTTACGCGTAAGCCCGGTGCAAAGGAGACGACACTCCCTAATAAGCCTCGTACTGTCGATGCTGTTATTGTCAATCTTAATGACTACAACATTGGTACTGATAAGGGTGGCGCTGTGTCCATGTTCGATGACTTCGACATTGATTACAATCAGGAGAAGTACCTGATCGAGACTCGTATCTCTGGTGCTCTTACGGTTCCTTATTCTGCTATGGTCGTCGAGCATTATGTTGATTCTTCTCTCGAGGGTACTTCTGATTCCGTAATCAAGACTGATCCGGCTGACGCTGATCAGAATACTACTAGTCGCTAGGATGAATCAAAATGGGAAAATTCTACGGTAAAATTTTCTACGGTAAAACTGTAGAGCGAGAAGATCGACCTGGAAGTTGGAAAACTCAGTTGGTAGCTCGGGATTATTATGGCGATATTACTAAGATGTCTCGACGATATTCTAATGATAATAACATTAATGGTAATATTACGTGCAATAATGTTATTAGTATTATCGCTGATCCATATGCTGTAGCTCATTTTTCCCAGATTAAATGCGTAGAACTTGTAGGGACGAGGTGGGCTGTTACTTCAGTTGAGGTACAGTCTCCTCGTCTTATTCTTACGCTTGGCGGTGTATACAATGGGTCTTAGAGTAGACTTACAGAGTACATTGCAAGAAATCATGGGAGATAATAAGGTTTATTTCCAACCTCCCGAGAACGTAACTATGGAATATCCTTGCATTCGATACAGTCGTAGTACTGGTAATACTCGATTTGCGGATAATAAATCTTATACGTTCGACTGTCGATATGAGATTATTCTCATTGACGAAGACCCGGATAGTGAATTCTTCGAACCTCTTACACAACTTAAATCATGCACGTTCGAACGACATTATGTATCCGATGGTCTTAATCACGATGTGTTTTATCTTTATTTTTAAGGAGTAAATTATGCCTGAATCTTCTAAAGCCCTTGTTTGGGATAAGGCCGGCCAGCGTTGCTATGAGAATGGTGTAGACCATTGCGTGCTGTATCTTCAGAATTCTAACGGTAGTTACGGTAAGGGTGTCGCATGGAACGGCATTATCGGCATTACTGAGTCCCCTGATGGCGCCGAGGCTAATGATCTGTATGCCGATAACATGAAGTATGCTTCTATGCGTTCTGCTGAGACTTTCGGTGGTACTATTGAGGCTTATATGTATCCTGAGGAGTTTGGTCAGTGTGATGGTACTGTGACTCCTAACGGTACTAAGGGTCTCTATCTCGGTCAGCAGACTCGCACCGCCTTTGGTCTTGCTTATCGTACTAATATTGGCAACGATACGATCAGCAATGCTGACGATGGCTATAAGCTGCATTTGGTCTATGGCTGCACTGCTTCTCCTTCTGAGAAGGCTTATGAGACCATTAACGACTCCCCCGACGCTATTACTTTCTCTTGGGAGTTTGATACCACCCCGGTCGCTGTCGATGGTTACAAGTCTTTGTCCACGATTACGATTGACTCTTTGAAGGCGCCCAAGAATGCTCTTAAGGTTCTTGAGAAGAAGCTGTTCGGTGATGATACTACTGATACTACTGATACTACTGATACTACTGGTACTACTGATACTACTGATACTACTGGTCCGACGCTTCCTCTTCCGGGTGAGGTTATTGATATTTTCAAGAAGAACCCTGATGATCAACATGCAATGAGTAAGTCCAATATTTAATCAAAATTGGATTATGAAAGGAGAATCTTCTAATGTATAAGAAGACTATCACGTATACTGACTATTTCGGTGTCGAGCGCACTGAGGATTTTTACTTTAATCTTACCACTTCGGAGCTTATGCAGATGCAGTTGAGTACTCAGCGTGGCTTTTATAACGAGATGCAGACGCTGATTGATTCGCATGATGGTCCTAAGATCATGGACGCATTCAATCAGATTATTATGCAGGCTTATGGTGAGAAATCTGAGGATGGCCGTCGATTTGTTAAGTCTCCTGAGATTTCGAAGGCTTTTACTGAGACTCCCGCATATGACAAATTCTTTATGGAGCTTATTGAGGATTCAAAGACTGCCGCTGAGTTTATTAACGGCATTGCTCCGAAGAATGCGAAGCTCTCGAGCGATGAGACTGCTAAGATCATCGCTATGGCAGAGGCCAAGAATTAGTTAAGGACGTGATTCGAATGCTCGAGATCGAGATACCTCGAACTGAGATTTGGGATAACGAAAACGAGATGTTTTCTTATATTGATTCATGCAAACTCGTTCTCGAGCATTCGTTGATTTCTATTTCCAAATGGGAATCCAAATGGAATAAACCATTTCTAACTAGAGATGAAAAAACTCCAGAAGAAATGATTGATTATGTGAAATGCATGACTATTAATCGTGTTGATTCGGCAGTTTTTAGTTGTCTTACTACTGAAAATTACAAAAAGATAAACGATTATATTGCTGCTCCTATGACAGCCACTACTTTCAAAGAAAATGGCGGTGCTCCTAGGGGAAATCGAGAAATCATGACGGCTGAAGTCATCTACTTTTATATGATTTCATTTGGAATTCCATTTGAGTGTGAAAAATGGCACATTAATCGACTGCTTACTTTGATTCGAGTCTGCAGTATTAAGAACTCTCCTAGCAAGAAAATGAGTAAGAGTGCAGCTGCAAAACAACAGCGTGCTCTTAATGCTCAACGAAGGGCTAAGGCTCATAGTAAGGGGTGACGCTAGTGCGTATCTCATTTTCAGAAAAAGGAGATTTTAAAAGAACTGAAAAATGGCTCAAGCGTTGTCAAAAAGCTTTGGATAAGGGCATATTTGATAAGTATGGTCAACGAGGGGTAGCCGCTTTGGCTTCTGCAACCCCAGTTGATAGTGGAACAACTGCAGCCAGTTGGGACTACAGAATTGTTGTTACATCTAGCGGTGTAAACATTGAATTTCTTAATACAAACATTAATAAGAATGTAAACATTGCTATTATTCTGCAGTATGGACACGGAACTCGAAACGGCGGTTGGGTAGAAGGACGCGACTACATTAACCCCGCAATCGATCCGTTGTTTACACAATTAGTACGTGAAGTCTGGAAGGAGGTTATCTCGCTATGAGTAATTCTATTGACAGCAAAGTCGTTGAGATGAAGTTTGATAACCGAGACTTCGAGGCTAATGTCAAGAATACCATGTCTACCTTGGACAAGCTTAAAGACAAGCTTAAGTTCAAAGGTGCAGAAGCTGGACTAACCTCTATTCAGAAAGCTTCAGATAAAATTGACTTTTCCGGAGTAAGCAACGGACTAGACATTGCGTCTGTTAAGTTTTCGGCTTTTCAGGTAGCCGGCATTACCGCAATAAGTAATATTACCAACTCGCTTCTCGGTCTTGGCAAGAATCTTATTAACACGTTCGCGATTGAACCTCGAACTCAAGGTTTTTCAGAGTACGAACTCAAAATGGGATCTGTTCAGAACATTATGAACGCTACTGGTGCTTCTGTCGAAGAAGTCGGTAGGTATTTTGATGAACTGAATACCTATGCTGATAAAACCATTTATTCGTTTTCTGATATGACCGCCAACATTGGCAAATTTACAAATGCTGGTGTCGGTCTCGACAAAGCTGTAGCTGCAATTCAGGGTATTTCTAACGAAGCTGCCATTTCTGGTGCAAATGCAAACGAAGCTTCTCGAGCAATGTACAATTTTGCTCAGGCGTTGTCGCAGGGTTCAGTTAAGCTAATCGACTGGAAATCTATCGAGTTGGCCAATATGGCTACAGTAGATTTTAAGAATCAACTTATTCAAACAGCCGTTGCGATGGGAACCCTCGTTGAGCAAAACGGAAAGTATGTTTCCACAACAAAGGATGCTACCGGTCATGTGTCAGCTGCGTTTGATGCGACTTCGATGTTTAACGATTCGTTGTCATCACAGTGGTTAACTACTGATGTTCTCGTTACAACTCTTGGTCGATATGCCGATGAAACTACAGATATCGGTAAGAAAGCATTCGCAGCAGCTAAGGATGTTAAAACCTTTAGCATGATGTGGGACACTCTCAAGGAATCTGCTGGCTCTGGTTGGGCGGAAACTTTTGAACTTATCTTTGGTAATTTCGAAGAGGCAAAAACTCTTTGGACTGGGTTGACTACTGTATTTGGTGATGTAATTAGCAAAATCTCAACGGCTCGAAACACACTTGTAAAGAGTGTTATGCAAGGGTCTTGGGGACAATTTGTTGATAAAATTACAGCTGCTGGTATAAGCCTTGATAGTTTTAAGAGTAAACTAACTGAAATTGCTAATGCTCACGGCATCGATATCAATTCTCTTATTGAGAAATACGGTAGCTTCGAAGCTGCACTATCACGGTGCGACAATGCTGGATCTTTAGTCGCAGAAACTCTCAAAAATTTGGTGGACGCTTCTAAAGCAGCTTGTAATTCTCAAGATCAGTTTAATCAAAAACTTTTATCTTTTCAGGATACTGTTAAACGAGTTTGGAATAGTGACCTGAAAACTAGCGAAGAGCGATATCAAGCTCTTACTGACGCTGGTTATGATTATTCTAAAGTTCAGGATTTGGTTAACAAAACAGTTAAGGGTCATGCTTTAACTCTAGAAGACCTTAGCGATGAGCAATTAAAGAATATTGGATATACACAAGAAGAAGTTGATAAGCTTCGTGTTTTCTCCGATGAAGCTCAGAAAACTGGATCATCGCTTAGTCGCCTAATGAGTTCTTTGGGCTCTCGTGGTGGACGAGATCTGATATTTAATCAGACCGACGGAATAATTATGAATTTCGTCAATAGTCTTCTCAAACTGGCTGAAATTGCCCAGAAAGCATTTGAGAAAATGTTTAAGCCGATTAATGCTAGCCAGATTATTGATGTGCTGAGCGATATTCAACAGGCGACTGCTTGGGTGTTTAATTATTTGGATGACCATAGTGAAGCGATGAGTAATACACTGGCTGGTTTGCTTGCACCTTTGAAGCTAATTAGTTCTATTCTGTCTGGCACATTCACTGTGGCCTTGAAGCTAGCTGCCAAGATCATCGGTAAAGCAGACGGCACTATTTTCGATCTTACAGGTAGTGTCGGAAACGCAATCGCTGAGTTTACTAACTTTATCACTAGTGCTAAAGTACTCGGTCGAGTGTTCGATTCCGTATATTTCATTCTTAGTACTTTTATTGACGTTGTATCTGGTATCGTTTCTAATGTTAAAAACTTTGTTGGCAGCACCATTATCGTAAAAAACTTTAAGAAAGCATTTGATTCATTTAAGCCGACACTCAGCATAATTAAGAAATTGATAGATAATGTCGCTGATGGAACTTTGAGTCTCAAAGAGGCTGCGAAACGCGCTTCACAAGCCGTAGACAAATGGTATGACTCTTGTAAACCACTAAAGACGTTCTTTAGCGATTTGGGCGGTAATATCTCTGATGTCATTGAACCACTTAAGAAGTTTATGGAGCAACTAATTCCGTTTGACGACATTGACGAAAAAGTCAAAAAGGCAAAAGAGTCTCTCAGCGGTTTGCTAGATGATTTGTTTGGTAAGTCGGATAGCTCTAAGGGTAAAAAGACTGTCAAGCAAGCGATTGATGAAGTTGTGACTTATGCAAAGGATTACGTAGCTGGACTTGCCCCTATCGATTTCGGTCAACTTTTTCAAAATGGGTTAGATACCCTTGCGAAAGTTAAAGATCGTTTCTTCGAGACTATGACAGGTCTTAAGACTGATGCTCAAAGTACTGGAAATGCTCTTACTGACTTTATTCAGGGCGTTAATTGGAAACCTTTGTTATCCATGGCAGGGGCCGTTGGTGCTCTTATCGTGATTAAGAAGTTTTCTGATAACATTAATGCATTAAGTAAGACCCTCACTAATGTTACTAAACCGTTTTCGACATTTGATCCGTTGGTACAGGCTCTATCTAAGACTGTTCTAAGCTTTAAGAGTTTGCTTGGCGGAGTAAAGTTCATGGTTGTCGCTCATGGTATTTTGAACCTTGCTTTGGCAATCGGTGTGATGGCTATTGCAATCAAACTTATTGGCGATATGCCTTTGGCTAATTTAGCTGCTGCGACTGCTGCATTGGGCGGATTGATTCTAGCTATTGGTGTTGTGGCTGCTATTGCATCAAAGGTAGCTACTCCTGCTAATTCTATGGCATTTGCGGCAATGGGCGTTATGTTTGCTGCTCTTGGCGGTATGATTGCTATGGTGGCTGGCGCTATTTGGCTCATTTCTTCAATTGACTCTGCTGGAGCAACTCAAGCAGTAGATGCGCTTGGAAATTTGATGCTCGCTATGACTGCTATGATTGCACTCATTCTTAATATGACTAAGAAAGGCGGAGATGGCAAGGCACTGACACAAGCCGGGTCCATGTTTGTCAAACTCGGTGCTGCGTTATTGCTTATGTCTGCGGCCTTAGCGATCGTTGGTACTATGAGTGAGGCACAAGCTACACAGGGAACTGTTGTGGTAGGAGCCATGATCACGTTTATAGCAGCTCTCGTTGCTGTTAGCAACATGATGCCCGTTAGCAAGGCTGTCGAGATCGGAACGATGTTCAAGTCATTGGGTGTTGCTTTGATTCTCATGGCAGCAGCGGTGAAACTTTTCGGTTCTATGGATCGAAATGACATGGATCAAGGTATGGTCGCTGTGACTGTACTGGGCCTTCTATTTGCAGCAATCATTCATGTAATTGCTTCTAATGGAGCAGCTCTTATTGGAGTTGCTGGAACTATTCTTGCGATTACGGTTAGCATCGGTCTACTGATTGGTATTTCTAAACTAGCAGCGAAGCTTAAACCTGAAGAGTTCGCAGCTGGCGCAAAAGCTATTGGTATCTTCGGTGGAATGATGGCCGCATTGGTTGTCATAGTCACTCGCTATGGCGGGCCTACAGCAATCAAAATAGGAGGAACTGTAGCGGCTCTTTCTATTGGTATTGCAGCCCTTATCGCAGTAGCTATCCTCTGTGGGTATGTCGACACTGACCAACTGGGTAAGGGTGTTGTTGCTGTAGGTATTCTCGGTCTTATGTTCGCAGCTATCATGAAAGCCTGTAACGGGATGAATGAGAATGCTCTCATGGGCGCTGAGAAATCTATCGTTGCTATGGCCGTAGTGATTGTTGCTATGACAGCGTGCGCTATTGCTCTTGGCATGATGGATACTTCCAAATGCGTACAGGGCGTCGTTGCTGTAAGTGCAATGGGACTTGTGTTTGCTGCTATGATCAAGGCTTGCGAAGGCCTTCAGAACGTTAAATTTGGTAATGTTCTAACTACAGTTCTGCTTCTGACCACTGTTGTTGTAGCTATGGCTGGCGTTATTTGGGCCATGAGTGAACTTAAGGTCGAAAATGCTTTGCCTAATGCCGTTGGCTTAGCATCATTGCTATTGGCATTCGCTGCGTCGATCAAGATTCTGTCTACGATTAACGGCGATATTAAAGTCAGTGGTAAAGTTCTGGCCGAAATGCTAGGTGTGACTGCCGCTCTCGGAGCCATCCTTATTGTGATGTCAGCATTTAAAACTGAGAAAGCAATTGAAAATGCAATCGGTGTGGGCATTCTTTTGAATTCGTTTGCAGTTTCAGTCAAGATTCTATCTACGATTAACGGTCAAATAACAGGTATTATTCCTGCACTTGTAGCAATGGGAGCTGCCTGTGTTCTTCTTGCAGTTATTCTTTCTGCTATGTCTGCTCTTAAAGTTCAGGATGCAATTCCTAACGCTATTGCTCTAAGCACTCTTTTGTTGGCTTTCAGTGCAGCTACTGCGATATTAGCCGCAATCGGCCCTACTGCAGAGTTTGCTATTTCAGGTGCTGCTGCTATGGATGCTGTGATTGCGATTGTCGCCGCACTGCTTGTAAGCCTTGGAGCTTTAACGACTAACTTCCCTCAACTTCAGCAATGGCTTAATACTGGTATTCCAGTTCTTAAGCAAATTGGAGAAGGGTTAGGAGAAGCTCTTGGCGCATTTGTCGGCGGAGCACTTGAGAGTTTAAGTGATCATCTGCCTGATATTGCTACAAACCTCAGCAATTTCTTTGTGAATCTTGATCCAACGTTCACAAAGATCAAGCAGTTGTCCGGAATGGACTTTAGCGGTGTTTCTTCACTGGCTACAGCGTTGCTGAAATTAACTGCTGCTGATTTGCTTCAGGGCATTTCCAACATTGGTGATTTCTTTACCGGTAGTAGTCCTGCCGAACGTATGGAACAATACGCAGATGCTCTTGTGAAGTTCTCTGAGAAAGCAGCTGATATTAACGTTGCTGGAATGACAAAGGGTGCAGTTGCTGCTCCAATTCTTAAGCAAGTTATTGATGCTATGCCTACTGAGGGTGGACTTTCTGGACTGTTTACTGGCTCTCAATCTGAGGGCATTGATAACATGTCGGAAGCTCTTCCTAAGATTGCTGCTGCAGCTGTCAAGTTTGGAAATGCTTCAGCTGATGTAAATGTTGAGGCAATTCAAAATGGGGTTAGTGCTGTTAAGGCGATCAGTAAGATTATGAGTATGGACTTCCCGACTGAGGGCGGTCTTGCTGGAATGATCTTCGGTTCTCAGTCCGAAGGTATTTCAAACATGTCTTCTAAGCTTGTTCCTTTGGGCGAAGCTGCGAAGAAGTTTGGCGATGCTACGACTGGAATTGTTACTGATGGCGTATCTGGAGCTATTTCCATTCTTAATAGAATTGCGAAAGCTACCTCAAGCGATAACATGCAGTCACTTCAGTCTAATTTCTCGACTGCTGGCCTTAAGACCAAATTCGAGAACCTAGGCATGGCCGCTGCTAATTTTGCAACTATGACCATGGGCAAGGATTACGGTTCATGCTCTGCTGCGGTCGATGCGTTGAACTCTGTTGCTAAATTCACTTCGGGTCTTACTGATTTCAGTGGAGACGGAGTTACTAGCTTCGTGTCGGCAGTTAACGAATTGGCTAAGACTAATGTTGCTGGTTTGGTTGCTGCGTTCCAGAATGCTGGTCCGCAACTTACTGTTGCCGGAAGCGGTCTAATGCAAAATTTGGCTGCTGGTGTTACTGCTGGTAGCGGTGCTGCTACAAGTGCTGTTACTGTGGTAGTCGGTAATATGGTTACATCTTGCACAACTGCTGTAGCAACATTTGGTCAGAGCGGAACATCTGCTATGACTAATCTTGCAGCAGGAATCAATGGATCCAGTGCAGCACCGACTAGTGCTGTTCGAATTGTCGTTACGGCTATGATTAGTGCAGCTAGCTCGATGGGTTCGAAGTTCCATAGCGTAGGCGCAAAGATGATGAGTTCACTAACAAGCGGCATTCTATCGAATGCTTCTAAGGCCAAGTCTGCTGCGTCTTCAGCTTTGAGTGGTGTAGCCAGTACTCTTCGCGGCTACTACGATGGATTCTATTCCGCTGGTGCGTGGTGTGCTATTGGCCTTGCTCATGGTATCACATCAAAGACTAGTGCTGTAACTGCTTCTGCCCGTAGTATTGCTAGAGCTGCTGTTGAAGCGGCTAACAAAGAAGCTGGCGTCGGTTCTCCTGCTAAGAAGTTTATCACTATCGGTAAGTGGTGCGTGATGGGCCTTGCAGTTGGTTTCAGGAAGAATACCAAGATTGCAGAGAAAGCTGGCGAAGATTTGTCTAAGGCTGTCGTTCAGACTGCTCAAGACACGATGGATCTTCTTAATGGCTATTCAAATTTCAAAATGGGATATGCTAGTATTACTCCTGTTATTGACTCTAAGAACTTCGGGCGTTACACCGGATCTTTGGATCTGTCTGCTAATATTAGTCGAGTTATTGCTGAGCCGATTAAGAGTAATGCCACTCTCATGGCTGAAACTCAGAAAGCCATTGAAGCATCCAACACCCAAGTTCTCAACGCCATCAATGAACTCAACGATAATCTCGGAAGCTACGCTGATGCTGTGGCCAATACTGAGACTGCCATGTATGTTGACGGCAAGAAACTTGCTTCGTCCATTGCCAAGCCTATGAATCAGCAGCTTGGCGTTCTTTCTAGGAGAGGAGGTCTGGCGTGAGTTACCCAGATTTACCCGACAACCGTCTAATTGTAAACGGTGTTGATTTGTCAATTCGTTTTCAGATGGTTCTGTTGGATGGTTACACGCTGGAGCCTCCTGAGCCTAAGACTTATACGGTCGACATCCCTGGAGGCAACGGAGTTATTGATTTGACCGAGGCGCTTACTGGGGATGTCGCCTACAAGAATCGCAAGCAGGAATTCACGTTTGCGGTTATCGACGTAAAGAATTTCGAGAAGGTCAAGACTGAGGTAAGTAATTTCCTCCATGGTCGAGCATTTGATTACACGATGACGATGGATCCTGGTTATACCTACCACGGACGTTTTTCTGTGGATTCCTATAGCCACGAGGCTTATGCTAATGGTCTTCTTGGACAGTTCAAGATTACGGTCGATGCGGATCCGTATAAGTTGAAAGAGCATTGCGCTTATCGACTTAATGCTACTGGCGGTAATCTGTATCGTTTTGAGTCTGGTAGGCGGCCTGTATACCCAGTTATCGAAAGCGACGTTGTAACCACAATATCGTTTAATGGAAAAGAAGAAATTGTTCCAGCTGGAACGTATCGATTGAATAACGTTATTTTTAAAGACGGATATAACGAACTGTATGTTAATAGTAAAGTTCTAGAATATGTTCGTTGGAATGAACTTGAAGAAAACGGAGCTTACGAATCTACGTGGGATTCGCTTAGTTCGATTCGATGGAACGATATTCATAAATTTGCTGTACCAAATGATGATGCACCACGATGCTGGAACGATTTATTCGAGACCCGTTGGAACGATTTGTCTGATAAAACGTGGAATGATCTGAACTTTACAATTGGAAATGAAGAGACAAAGGTCGTATATTTGACATATGACTGGGAGGATTTATAATGCCTACACCAAATCTTGGATTAGCTACTATTAACGGAAGTGATTTTGTAAATGCTTCTGTTCTTAGTCAAAATTTTGAAATGCTTGATAAACTTGGATACGACTATGTTGTAGAGCAAGGTAAAAGCGGTCAATGGCGATATCGAAAATTTAAAAGCGGAATGGCTGAAGCTTGGGCAAAAATTACGTTCCCGGCAACTACTGCTACTGGAATGCTTCAAAGTGGCGTTACATTTCCGTTTGCTTTTTCGGAAGAGCCTTGCGTTAGTGTGTGCGGTGGCGTAGACTATCGTAACGATTCGCATATTTCATATTGTAATACTCACGGTAGTGGCGCCGCTCTCGACTGTTATTTGTACAAAGGGACTGCAGATAATTTGACGCGATGGATTTATGTCCATGTCATTGGCATGGTAAAAGCTTCTTAAGATTTATTTGGAGGTAGCATGGGTTATAGGGTTTTGTATGATAATCAACTTCTTTTCGATCCTTATACGGATGACCGTATAACCGATACGAAGCTTTCTTCTAAGCTTAATGCCGCCTCATATTTCGATTTCACTATCTCCTCTATGCATTCTTTATATTCTAAAATTGAAGAGCGAGCAGGAGAAGTTCGAATCTATTTCAACAATCTTATTCTATTCAAGGGTGAGATTACTAAAATAGAGGAAGACTTTGAAGGGAATTACTCTGTTTCTTGTACGGGCGTTCTCGATTACTTGACTGCTACTCGAGTTCGTCCGTACTCTACTGTGCAAGGAGAACAACCGCTAACTTGTCCGGCGACAGTTGATGGTTATTTTCAATGGCTGATCAATCAGCACAATTCTAATTGTCTTGACTCACGCAAGCGTTTCTCAGTCGGTGCGAATCAGGGCAATATGCTTGATAAGAACAATTATATTTATCGTTCGTCCGAACAGCGTCCAACGACTGCCTCAGAGATTGAGGACAAGATTCTTAATTCTGTTGGCGGTTATCTGTTCGTACGCTATCGGGATGATCTGAATATTCTTGATCTTTACGCTGACGTCCATGATGTCAATACTCAGATTATTGACTACGGTGTCAATATTTTAGATTTTACTAAGACTACTACCGCGGAGACTCAATATACAGCAGTAGTGGCAACAGGGTATACGCCCGATCCTCCTGAGGGTCAAACTGATGTTAAGATGAAGCCAATTACTCTTGAAGGCTGCGCAGATGGTGGCACACCATACTCCTCGACTATCGTCAAAATGGGAGATAGGGTTTATGATGTAGAAGCTGTCGCCCGTTACGGTTATCGAGAGTACTATGTCTCGAATACCGATATCAAGACTCACGACGGTCTTCTTGAGTACGCCTGCAAGACACTTAATACTCTGCTATCTCCTGCTCTCACCATCTCAGTCAGGGCTGTAGACCTTGCTCTTATTCTTGGCGAGAAGTACCAGCATCTTCAGCTCGGTCAGGCGGTACGAGTTCGTTCTAAGCCCCGCAAGGTAGACGAGTACCTCATGGTTAATTCGATCGATCTCGATTTGATGAATCCTGAGAATACTACCTTTGACTTAGGCGCTTCGTATGATACTCTTACCGGACAGCAGAGTGCATATCTAAAAGCTCTTAATGCTTCAATTAATACAAGTCTTGATACAGTCGATGCTCTAAGCACTGATGTTAAGAATTCAGCTAAGCTCGCTCAAGAAGCAAAAGATAAGGCGGATACCGCGACAGATGCTGCTGCAGACGCTGCTGAGAAAGCCGACAAGGTAACAGACATAGCTAACTCAGCTGTAAGTAAAGCAGAAGATGCTTCGTCTAAAGCTGATACAGCTATCTCTACTTCCAACGATACTAAAGCCAAGGTAACTCTTGTTGAAAAGAAGGCTACTGAGGCTAAGACTGCGGCAGATACAGCAAAGAAGGCTGCTGACGATGCGACAACTGCTGCCAATTCGGCTCAGTCTTCTGCAGAGAAAGCTAATGAGGCTGCGTATAATGCTAATACAGCTGCTAGCAATGCTCAGTCTACTGCTGATAGCGCTCTAAGCTCTGCTGCTCAGGCGAACAAGGATGTCGGTAATGTAAAGACTCAGATTACTGAGATCAACAAAGAAATGACTTCAGTTAAGCAGGATGCGGCTACTCTGCGTGACGATTTGACTGGTCAGATTACCACAGTTAAAGAGACTATGGAAGCTGACTATACAAAGAAGTCCGAGTTGAGTGCTACCGAGAGTAATCTCAAAACTGAGATTAGCAAATCTGCTGCCGGGCTTCGTACTGAGGTTTCTCAGACGTATAGCACAAAGAAAGAGCTCGAGACTACGACCAAGGCAGCTCAGACGGCTCAATCTACTGCTGACGCGGCTAAGAAAGCAGCTGAGTCAAACGCCTCTGATTTGGCAAACGCCGTTAGTAAATTTGATGGTGACATCACTAATCTTAAAGATCAGATTGATGGAGCAATTCAGACTTGGTTCTACGATGGTATCCCTAATGCGTTGACAGAGCCCGAGGTCAATTGGACTACCGATAAGGATCGTCAGATTCATCTCGGAGACCTTTACTACGATAAGCATACTGGATTCTGCTATCGCTACATGAATCAAAATGGGGTCTATTCTTGGGGTAGGATTCAGGATACCGAGGTCACTAAGGCTTTGGCTGATGCGGCTAACGCTCAAACTACCGCGAACGCTAAGAAGCGCATATTTGTCACTACCCCGAAACCGCCTTACGATATCGGAGACTTATGGGTTCAGGGCTCCAACGGCGATATCATGCGTTGCCAGACTCCCAAGATTGCCAGTCAGACATATGCTGAAGCTGATTGGGTCAAAGCCAGTAAGTATACTGATGATACGGCTGTAGAAAATCTCTCTAATACAGTTGAGAGAACCTATGCCACTAAGTCAACTGTGAATCAGCTTAGTGATCGTATTGAGCAGACAGTAAGTAGTGTTGAAGAAGTTCGTACGGATGCCTCTGCTGCAAAAACGACTGCTGATAATGCTCAGAAGGCTGCTAATGATGCGGCTGCTGCGGCTAATACTGCTCATGCGACAGCTACCGCTGCTCAGACTGCCGCCAACAAGGCTCAGGAACACGCTACTAGTGCTGCTACTGCGGCTTCGACAGCCAAGGCTAATGCTGATGCTGCTCAGGCTGCTGCTAATAAAGCTAATGCTGCTCTGAGTGATGCCCAGACGCATCTTACAGATCTTCAAAATAGGGCTGATGTGACTGATGAGGAGTTAACAGCTGCTAAGAACGCTGTGGCTTCTGCTCAGACTGCTGCTGATGCTGCTAACTCTGCTGCAAGTAAGGCGAAAGAGTTGGCTAATACGGCACAGAGTACCGCCAATACAGCTAAGCAGAATGCCGCCACAGCTCAGTCCAAGGCTAACGCTGCTGCTAATGCTGCTAGTGCTGCACAGAGTACCGCTGATACTGCTAAGGCCGATGCTAAGAAGGCTCAGGACGATGTTAACGCTCTTAAGAACCGTGTAACCCAGGCCGAGACAAAGATTACGCAGAATAGCGAGGCTATCGCACTTAGGGCGACTAAGACTGAAGTTACAAACAAAGCTAATGACGCTTTATCTGAATCTAAGAAATACACTGATGCCCAACTAAAGATCACATCTGAATCTATTACGTCAACTGTATCCAAGACATATCAAACAAAAACTGATATGCAGAAATATCCAACTGTGAATCAAACTGCGGTTAAATATGTTTTTTCAGGATCGAATCCAAACAATTCCAGTAAATGGATTAAACTCGGAACATGGACTTCTTCTGGTGACTCTCAGTGTTGCTCGATCCAAGTATTCACCGGTAATGGCTATAACGGCTCAGCGAATCAAAATTCCGATTTTTCGATATTTATTAAGGACGGATGTCAGCAAATAAATAGTGCTTCTGCGGCGTTTGGTGCAACAGTCACCCTCGGGTTGAACTGTGCCAATGTTAAAGTTCAAGTTCGAGCAAAATCGAGTACCGTTTGTGATGTATGGTTCTATTGCCCGTGGAATTACGGAACCGGCTCATATATGGTTGACCGCGGATCTGGTAAATGGGAACATTCGGGATTGAATCAAACAGCTGAGCCAACAGACGGAACGTCTCAGAATATTTTCATGGCTGATTATTTAACGTCAGAAGAAACTCATTCGGCCATTAATCAACGTGCCGATCAGATTTCTTCTACAGTAGCCGCTACGTATGTCAATAACGAGACGCTATCGAGCTATGCTACTAAGTCTCAGCTTGAGCAGACATCCACATCTCTGACTTCTCGTATCCAGACGACTGAGAAAACTGTCTCGGGTATGTCCACGACTGTTAAAAATGTCAATGACTACATGACATTCGCTAGGGAATCTGGTCATCCTACTCTGACAATCGGTAGTTCGTCAAGTTCATTCCGTACGAAGCTGACTAATACCAGCGAGAAGTTCATGCAGGGTGATCAGACAATCATGGAATTGGATGGCGTTACTTCTACGGTGAAAGCTTCTCGAGTACAAATGGGTCATTATCAATGGCGAGATACGGGCACGTCCATGCAACTGATTTATATTCCTTAGGAGGATCAATTGTCTACTATTTACGGCAACACAACCAATCACTGGCGTTGCTACATTAACACTTGGTCCTCCGAGGATAATGCATCCGTATCAGCCGGACTGACTGTCGGTATTCAGGACTGCGGTTGGGGTTTTCAAATCTGGACTGGTATTGTCGGACATGCTAGTGCTAACGGTAGTGATTCTGAGGTCAACACCAGCTTCAACACCTCAACCGGCTCCTGGAGTACGAAGGATATTACTTCTGCTTCTCAGAGATTTGTTAAGAAGCATAACGCTTATAATGTTACTCTATCAGGATGGGTGCGAAACCAGTCTGGCTACATGAATGGCACAAGTTCAGCAAGTCAGACGATTACCGTTCCTGCGCTGGCACATCATTATGTCACATTCGATGCGAATGGTGGTACCGGTGCTCCTGGTAGAGCAGATAAGTGGTATGGAGAGAATCTTAGTATACCATCTCAGAAGCCGACTCGCACAAATTATGAATTTCTTGGTTGGAGCAAAACCTCTACTGGTACAGCTGTGTATCAACCAGGTCAGACCTACAACGGTACTCCTGATGAGGACTATACTTTATATGCAGTATGGAAACTTCTATACGTCCCGCCTAAGTTTACCAATGGTCTGGCTATCCGTACCAACTCAATGACGTCTACGACTCCAGATTACTCAGGAGGTTACTGCTATGCCAGCTTTGCTTACAATGTAGACACGACTATCTATCCGAGCAATGTTGCAAAATCTATCGTGTGCAGATACTATCAAGACGGAAGCGCTACAGGCGTAACTGTAACCCCCACAGGCGATCTTAACAAGGCATCAGGCACAGTCAATGTCCATTTTGCAGCGTCAATCAACTCGGTATATTATGTCGAGTGTACTTTGACCGATACTAAGTCCGGAACGGTGACTATCGCCCGATCCATTACAACAGGAGTTCTACCTATGGAAGTTGCAAATCAAGGCAAATCAGTCGGTATTCTCAGCGCTGCTCCAAAAACTGCCGGATTGCAGCTCGGTGGTTCAGGTAATCCAGATTTTCTTATCGCTGCCGATACGAGTAATAACAAACTAGAGTCGATGGCACAGATTCATGGTAGTACGTCTTCAACAGGTCAAGGCGAGTTGACACTAAGTACGCAGGGCACAGATTCGAGAGGCAATGTAGCACGGGGGTCCATCAACCTCATAGCTGATAACCTGAAGTTGAATGGTGTGAACGTTATACTTAATTCCGTAAAAATAATTGCTGGGTCTATGGTCAAAGGAGGTAGCAATAACAACACGGTTGCCATGTGGACTTTATCAGAATTCAAGTCTAACTATGGATTTGATTATGAGACTGGAAAAACAATAATTATAGCGAATAACGGAGATGGAAATGCTAATACTTCTCACGTCGAAGGTGTGACTTATACAAACAGCAATGCAACGATATATGCTGTACTGGATCGTACCTCCAACTCACCAATTCGAATTAATTACGCTATTATTCATTTGATGGTGTAACATCCCTTTTCCATCGACCGATCACAATACGTTGAATGGTAATAAACTTCTAAATAATCTACTATTTGAAGGGTACTTTGATTCGGGATATACTACTATCCGGAATATGTCTAAATACATTCTATTTTATGGAATAATTTAGTAATTAACCAAGTATCTCAAAAATTACGAAATTAATTCGAATGGGAGTCGTAATAGCCATATTGCTGGACATTAATATCGTTTTTGTCGAATGTCTGATAGACGCTGCAATTGATACTGAGTAATTGGCATCGACATCGCCGTTGTTCAACACGAATGATACGATATTACTAATGCAATCGACACCGTATTGTGTCTTTAATTCATCGAACGTAAATATAGTGCTCGTTTCAGAATTTGTTGCGCTTAGTACTTTTGTGCCAACAACGATTCTTACGTTATTTAAAAATACATTATTACCATTCAACTTCAGGTTATCAGCTATGAGGTTGATGGTGTGAAGACGCAACACAAGAAGGTGAAAAATGTTTTACGGTAATCTTATAAACGATATGGTAATCCTTACACCGGATTTGTCTACTGGTCGTCCTGTTATAGAGGTCGATCCTCCTACGAATATTCCGACAGGTTACCATGCTGAGTTTCGATTCCGAGACAATGGCAGCTCTATTACCCAGGTTTGGGATGTTGTACCAAATGCCGGTACTCCTCAGGATGCTGCTATCACGCTTGCTATGATGCAGGCTGAGAAATTGTCTGACGATGAGGCTCTTAATGTTCCTGTTCTCTATCCCGAGTGGAGTGGTAATGCGGTCGTATATCCCGTAGGTACTCGAGTTCTCTATAACGGCACTTTGTATAAGGCCTTGAAGACTCATACCTCGACTAGTGATACGTCACCGATCGACAGTCCTCAGAATTGGACTAAGGTTCTCCCATCCTCTTCTGGTGAGACTGCTCCTGAGTGGGAGAGTGGTCATATCTACAACAAGGGTGACCGAGTGACCAAGTATGGTAATATCTACGAGTCTACTATGGACTCCAATACCTACGAGCCTGGTGTCATGGGCTCCGAATCCGCTTGGACTCAGATCACTCAATCCTAAATCAAAATAGGAGTAAATCATGCTTCACGGTATTGATATCGCGTCATATCAGTCTGGTTTAAACCTAACCACGGTAAAAGGCCAGATTGACTTTGTCGTGATTAAAGGTACTGAGGGTACGAATTACGTAAATCCCTACTGTGATCCACATTTTCAACAGGCGAAGCAAGCAGGCATCCTCCGAGGTGTATACCATTACGCTAAGGCCGGTAACGCTACTGCAGAGGCAAACTACTTCTGTGATAACTGTATCGGCTACAAAGGGGATGCCATCCCTGTTCTCGACTGGGAAGAGACACAGTCAGTCGACTGGGTTAACGAGTGGGTCAAAGTCGTCCGTAGCCGCTGGGGAGTCTCCCCGATCATCTATGCGAATCCTTGGCGATTCAATCAAGGTGGCGTAGATAAGGAATGCGGACGATGGGTCGCTTCGTATCCAGCAGTATCTCACCCAACTTTCAAAATGGCCGAATCGTGGGATTGTCCTGATGTAGACGGACTTGTTTGCATGTGGCAATTCTGCTCTGACGGTCGACTAAACGGCTATAACGGCAATCTGGACGCCGACCTCTTCTATGGAGACGTAAACGCCTGGAACGCCTATGCTGGAGCGAAATCTGCTCAGACTCCACAGCAACCTACAGCAAAACCTGAGCAGCCATCGAACCAAGATTCTTCGGACGATACAATTATCATCTCAAAGGGTGATGGTTCAAATCCTACTAAGTACAAGAAAATTTCTTAGTAATTCAAAGTAAGAGGGTATCCTGGGGGGGCAATTCGTTATTTCAAAGACGTTGTAGGTGTTCTTCGGTTTAATTCTGTTCTTCTGTCCTTCCATTGTTAAACCTAGAATTGTCCCTATGATACCCTCTTACTCTATTTGAGGAATCGTTGAAAGGATTCAAAATGGAACTCAAAGACACCGTTGACCTCATGACCAGTTCCGATTACAAGAATCGTTTTAAGGCCGAGTATTACCAAGTTAAGATTCGAGTTGAAAAGCTTGATAAACTTCTTCAGGATTTCTACGGCAGCAAGCTTGATTTCACTCCGACTAGCTCCATCGATTTGCTTCAGGCTCAATTGACGGATATGAAGAACTACATGCACAAACTTGAGTACCGTGCTGAGGCCGAAGGAATTGAACTCTAATCTATTCGGTTATTTGTGAGAAATCGTTGAAAGGAGTTTCTCATGTCGCAGTTGTACAATCCGTATATTGGTCAGGTTCCGGGGCAGCAACCAGCTACACCACCAACTTGGCTGCCAAATGCCCAGAACACCAACCTCCCTTATACGGCACCAGCTCCAAAGCAGACTATTTTCGGCAAGGTCGTTCAAAATGAGAGTCAGATTACTCCGAATGACGTACCGATGGATGGAACAATTGCTATGTTCCCGCTTCAGGACTTCTCCAAGATCATTGCAAAGCAGTGGACGCCCAATGGTCTGATTCAGACTCTTGAGTATCTTCCTGCGAATGCTAAGGACGATAATCCGACAGTCACTCTTGATGAGGTAATGTCTCATATGGATGAACGTCTTGATCAGATTGAGGATCTTTTCACCAAGCCTAATCAGGTAATGAGGAAGGGTGATAACAATGCTAAGTCCGCTTAATGCTATTCTTAACATGGCACAGTCAAATCCTAATATTGCAAACAACCCTCAGGCTCAGGCAATGCTGAATGTCGTCAAGAGCGGCGATGCTCAGAAGGGCGAGGAGATTGCAAGGAACCTCTGCAACACTATGGGAATCACTCCTGAGGAAGCAACCAAGCAGGCTGCTAACTTCTTCAACATTCCTCACTAATATTTAACGAATAAAGGATGGTAATCATGCCGTTTGACAAAACAGCAAGCATCTTGGATACAGTTAAGAAGACTTGTGGTCTGGGTTCGGACTACGATGCATTCGATCAGGATATTCTGGTTTTTCTAAACGCTGCCATCCTTGATCTCACTCAAAATGGGATTGGTCCGTCTGATGGGTTTACGGTTACTGATTCCTCTCAGACCTTTGAAGACTTCATCGGAGGGTTTAAGAACGTAGGAGCGGTGGCAACATATTTGTCACAGAAGACTCGTATCGCGTTCGACCCTCCGACTTCTTCATATGTTCTCGAGGCAATCAATAAAAACCTATCTGAGCTAATTTGGCGACTAAATCTCGAAGCTGAAAATACGAGTAATTCTGACGTTACCTCGTAAACTCAGTTAGTTCATATTCTCGGACTAGATTTGGGGACCGCGATTAACGGTTTGAGTTCTCAGCTTGCCAATTGCTGCTGTGAGAACCGTCAGGGCCAGGCAGATATCAAGTATGCTATAGCTACCGACACCTGTGCTATCACTAACTCCATTTCTAGTGCAGCACGTGATATCACGGACAATGCAAATGCCAACTATCGTCAGCTGCATGATGAGCTTGTCGCCATGCGTATGGAGGACAAGGACGCCCAGATCGCGGACCTTACGCGTCAGCTTGGTCAGAAGGATCTCGCGGCTTCCCAGTGCGCTCAGAATGCATATTTGATCAGTCAGCTGCATCCGTCTCCGATTCCGGCATTTAATGTCCCGAATCCCAATGCTACGGTGGGCTATGGCTGCTACTGCAACCAGGCTTAGTTAACTGATCTGCGGAGAGGCTCTGCTTGAGTATATTTTCACGGGGCCTCTCTGCCCTTTGGAGCTATATTATGATCTCGCTATCAAATACGACTGATCAGACAGTCGCTGTTGGACAGTCCATTACCTTCGACACTGTGCTGCTGAAGAGTAAGAATGGCGCAGAATGCCATCGAAAGAATTCTGGCTCGGTCAAGCTTTGTGCTAAGTGCGGAACGTACGAAGTTCATTTCGGGGCTAACGTAACTGGCGCAGCAGCTGGTACGCCCGTGCAGCTTAGTCTTGCAATCGGCGGTGAGACTATTAACGAGTCAACTATGATCTACACTCCGGCTGCTGCAAACGCTGTGGGTAACGTGTCTACCGATATTCCGGTCGCTAATTGCTGCTGCGATTATGATCGTATCACAGTTGTAAACACTGGTACTGTGCCGGTTATTGTCAGTGCTAATCCTGTACTTTTCGTACATCGTATCGCGTAAGGAGTGAGTAGCATGGATGATAGCATGACTAAGCTTTGCGATATGAAGGCCGAGTTGACTTGTGCTGCTCGTGAAGCCTTGTGCGGTGACCTTGAGAAAGTTAACACTCACGAGCTCGGTGAAGTCATTGATATGATTAAGGATATTTACGAGGCCGAGAAGGACTGCGCCAAAGCCAAATACTATAAGACTGTGGTCAAGGGTATGGATGGTGATAGTCGCTCTCGTCGTCTCGGTTATATTCCTATGATCGATCTTGATGAGGAGTATGACGAATATTCTCGTATGCCTCATCACGACTGGGATGATAAGTACGGTCGAGTATTTAACGAGTATCGTGACGCTCGAAAGCACTATACTGAGACCCATTCCAGTTCGGACAAGAGTTCTATGGATGGCAAAGCACGTGAGCATATCGACTCTGTTATTGTTTCCATTCGAGAGATTTGGAATAGTGCAGATCCGACGCTTCGTCAGCAAATGAAGTCTCAGCTAACTTCTTTGGTTAACGAGATGTCTTAACCTAAAGATGGATACGTTCAAACTAGGTGACGATATTTGGCGTATCCGATATGTTGATTACAATGATCCGATTCTCGTGGATCGTACTGGTAAAGCTACAGTCGCTGTGACTGATCTAGAGACAATGACAGTTTATATATCAAACCAAATCTCTGGAGAATTTCTAAACAAGGTACTGATTCACGAGATCGGTCATTGTATCATATTTAGCTTCCATTTACTTGATGATATTCATCAAATGGTCCATCCGCGGTACTGGGTGGAAGCTGAAGAATGGCTATGCAATTTTGTAGCTGACTATGGAGTTTATATTTTACAGACATTAAAGCTAATAGGGAGGTAGCAACAGGGATGGACTTAACTCAGTGTGCTGTTACTATTGCGTGTGCTATTATTGCATCTTCTGGATTCTGGAGCGTTATCATGAAACGCATGGACCAGAGGGAAGAGGAAAAGCGTGCTCGCGAAGAGATTGCTACTCAAAATCGAGAGGCGCAGAAGAAACTGCTTATTGGACTTGCCCACGATCGTATTATCACTCTCGGCATGACGTATATCGAACGAGGTTATATTACCAAGGACGAGTATGAAAACTTCTTTACATATCTGTATGAGCCATACGTGGAAAACGGTGGAAACGGATCGGGTAGTAAAGTAGCCAATGAGTTGAAAAATCTTCATATTAGGACTTCTTAAGGAGAAAAACATGGTTCTTGACGACAAGACGTATAAGGTTGCTAAGTATGTTACTACTATTGTTCTTCCTGCTATTGCTACTCTGTATATTGCAATTAGCGGCGTTCTGGTTCAGGGCGGGCTGCCTGGTCTACCTTATCCTGATGTTGTGGCTGGTATTATTACTGCCGTGGTAACCTTCCTTGGTACTATTCTTCATATTTCTTCGAGTAATTATTACAAGCAGAATTCTGAGGATGCTTAGTAACAACAGAGAGCCTGCGTAAGTTTTACAAGGGCTCTTATTTTTTTTTGCGCAAAATATGCAATGTCTTTAATGAAGGTACTATGAGAGGAGTATTATGTTTAAACGTTTTCACGATTGGTTTTATACCAAACTTGGAAGGTTTCTGTACAAAATTGGATATCTCGTAGACGATTAAAGAGTTGAGCTCGAAAGGGCTCTTCTCTTTTTTTTGCGCAAAAATAGCATGATATATTATGACAAGTATATCTCTATGAAAGGGGTTATAATGAAGGATTTTTATAACAACTACCCGGAGTTTACGATTACGGCTATCATTGGCCTGGCTATGGCTACCGGTATGCTGGTCTACGCTTACATGTTTTGTGGCGCAGAACTGTTTCTGGTTGCTATGATCAGTGCTATGATCATCGTAGCGTCTATCGTGGTAAGTTTTTATATGATTCCTCTGTTTAAGGAATTTGTTGAGGACTTGTAAAAGAGTTGAGCTCGCAAGGGCTCTTCTCTTTCTTCCGCATATTTTGCAACTTCTTTAACGAAGGTATAAGGTACTTAGTGAAAGGAAGTACATTATGAAGAATTTCAATTTTGTTTCACCTTATGAGTGTTTGCACAACACTGTATACGATGCAGCTCGCAAGGGCACACGTCGTGGACAACTCGATTGCTGTCTTATCGGCTTTGGAGTATCCATGGCGCTGACCGTTGCGATGCTTGGTTACGGTGCTTGGGTTGAGCACAGGGATGCAAAGACGAGTTCTCATGATTACGACTGGGATACGAAGTAAGGAGACATTCAAAGAGTTGAGTCTGCAAAGGCTCTTCTCTTTGTCTATACGGTTTATCGATTATAAGAGAGGTTTAAAATGGATAAAGAACACGAAAACAAAATCACTATTAACCAAATCATCAAGATCTGTGCTATCAGTATTAGTGCAGGCATTATTTTACGAACTGTTTATAAAGCCGGTGCACAACATGGAGTAAATGTTACACAACGGTTTGTTCAGGAATGGATCGATCCTAAAGAGTATGAGAAACTCAATCTCGTATATACTACGTACGTTGATATGTGCAATAAATGAGAAATAAAGTAAGGATCAAGCTATGTATGGATATATGCTTCTAAACAAAAAATTCTACGAATTAGGAGAAATTAAGTTATGTGGCGGTGAAAATTCTGGATACGAATGGACATATGGTTTACCTTCGTATATTGATTTAAGCGATCACGAGGCTAGACGTAGAAATAATAGATATTGGCGAATGTCAACAAAGGAAGGCGAAGTGTATAAATGCAGGACTGTATGGCTTGCAAAAGATGATTCTGAAAAGGCGAAGGATTTAATTAAAAAAGCACTAAAAGATCGCTGCGATAAAGAAATTGAGGCTGCTACTTTGAAATATGAAAAGGGTCTAAGCGGCTTAAACTAAAAATTAATTCTACGCATGTTTTGCAACCTATATAATGAAGGACTACAAACATACGTAGAAAGGAAACTTATGTTTATTCTGTTGACTTTGCTTATTATGCTCGTGATTCTCACCGCATTCTTGATTGTGGGTGTTGCATCTGCTGGTGCAGCATTCCTAATCGTATTCGGTGATATCATTGTAGCAGTAATATTCATTGTTATGCTGATTAAGCATATTCTGAAGAAACGTTCAGGAAGGTAGTACCTAGATAGGAGATCGCAAGGTCTCTTATCTTTCGAAAGGAGAAGCCATGTTTACTGCTCTTATGATCATCAAGATTATTATCATGATTTGGTCACTTATATTTATGATTTGTCTGTATCGTGCTGTTAAGAAACTTTTGAATAAAATTCCACTACTGTGGTTCAACTGGAACGATAAAGAGCAGAATTTCAAATTCAAATTGGGTTCTAAAGAAGTCGAGATCAACTATAGGAGCGAATAATGAGTATTACTACTATTTATTGGGTATGGATTAGTTTAATAATCATTCTTAGCGCTACTTTTGCACAAATTATTCGATTGAAGAATAAAGACTTAAATATTTATAAAAAGCGATGTGACCAGTATCTCAAAACGTATGAGCACATTTGTGAATCAGCTGTTGGATGTCTGCATATTTCACAAATCGACGAGCATAAAGCTCCAGATATTTACCTAGAAATCTACAAAAATTCATATCAGGAAATTCTTAATCGCTCTATTAATGGATCGTGTATTTTCCTGGATTGTGTAGTGGATTCGCAAGACAAACAAGCTATTTAATGAGTTAATAGGTCATTTAACGAAAGGAGAATCAAATGACCAGTATTGAAAAGGGAAAAATGGTAAAGGTACTGAATGACAATGTTGAGATTTTGTCTCACATGGAAGTCGGTTCTGAGGATCAATTGCGGGCTACTAAAGCTATTGAATCGCAAGCGAAAACCTATGCAGAACTTATTGAGTGCGAAGCCAAGGTTAATGCTATCGAAAATGAGCAGATGATTAAGTCTGCTGAGTTGGCTGAAGCACAAATCAAGGCAGAGCATGAACGTAAGTTGGCAGTGGTTGATCGTGTTACGAACGTCGCTGAAAAGACTGTAACGGTTGTCGGAGTCGGACTTCTCTGTGTTGCGGGATTCCACTTTGAACAAGAAGGAGCATTTAACAATAAAACCTTTGGCAAACTGTCAGATTGGGTTTGGAAACTGTTAAAGTTCTAATTAACTAGATTGAGAGATCTTGATATTTATCAGGGTCTCTCTTATCTTTGATTGGTGAGTTATGAAACTTATTAAATGCGATTTATGCGGTAAAACTATAAAACGTCCCTCTATGCTCATGTATAGCAGTTCTGAATGTATCAGTGAAGCAAATAGACTCGAACTACTTGTAGTTGACGAAGATGGTTGTTCTTCAACAAAATTATCTTTTGATCTTTGTGAAGATTGCGGCAAAAGGCTATATACGGAATTTAAGTCATTAAAGAAAAAGTTTGCACATAAAATATTAGACGCTGATTCTTCTACTTATGGAAAGGAATCCGATGAATCTACAAATAAGTCAGATGCGTGAAAAGATTCGTGAGGCATATTCCGGAGATGGTTGGGCAAAACGTGTTCGTAACATGCCAAACGATCAAGTGATCGCGATTTATTACAAGCTTCTTAAGAAAGGAAAAATCAAAGATGTTTAACTTTAGTCTTCTCGGCATTATTATTTACATTTTTCTGATTCTTAGCATTGGAGCGGGAATTGGTCTTCTTGCGATTGCTATTCTTGCAGGAGGCAACCGATAATGGATTATTACAGCTTTTGTGAATTGCAACCTGGTGATTTGGTTGCAGCTAATCGAGGGCGATTCAAGGGTCGAATGTTCGAAGTCGAATCAGTAGACTATGATGAGGAAACTGCTAGAGTTGTTTGGTCTACAGCGAATGAAGCGGTTGCTCCAGATCCTATTCCAGTAATGGATTACAGGCGTTACAGTATCGATTTTCTTGGATAAAGGAATACGATGTATGAAAAGCCGCCTTTGTTTTTGGGTTCGTTGTCCTTATTGCGGTCATACAATAGGATTAGCTACCGAATTAGAAATGTATCATCAAAGCTTTTGGTGTAATAAGTGTTCACGAGGTATTAAAACTGATCCGTTTCATTCAAAGCAAACCACATCCCGCAGAAAAAGCACACGCTATTATGACATATAAAGACTTTTGAAAGGAGTCGGAATGAAACTTACGAGAAACGAGATCGCAACGCTTGTGACCTACTATGACGGTCTTCAGTTTGATCTTAAAGATCAAATCGATACTCTCAAGGAGAATTGCCAGGGAGTTATCGATTCTGATCTGTACAAGATCCAGCTCGACCGTTATCAGACGGAGTACAATAAGTACGAGTCTCGTATCGGCGAGTTGAGGGCCGAACGCGACAATCTTTAGTTTGTCATGGGGGAGAGTTTATAGAAATATAAGCTCTTCTCTTTTTCTTGAAAGGAGATAGACGTGAAAATGAAAAAGACTGACATACGAGATCTTATGAACTATTATACCGGGCTTATATACGACCTTGAGCGTCGAATGTATTCATTTGAAAATTGTTCTGACTGGCATGGTATTCTTGATAGTGATTTATATAATATTCAAGTTGAGCGATATAAATCGAAAATTAAAGAGCTAGAGACTCGCATTCTCGAGTTACAAGACAAACTTGACAAGTGTAATGAATTTAAGAAGAAACTAAATTCTATTTATGGTAATTCTATTTATGGTATAAACGGTAAAGGAGATAACCATGAAAATTGATATTACGCCGAATGAACTAAAAATGCTCATTAATGACTATGAATTGCAAATTGCTATGGCGAAAATTGAGTTTTATGGAAATTCACACAGAAACCCCGTAGCTAGAGCAGGTTCTTCTATAACTGAGATGAAGTCTCGACTGGAGCACTTGGAAGCAGAATATGAAGTTCGTCTTAACGATATAAAAGTCGATTACCATGTCAACGGTATTGAAGGAGTTCGCGTAGGTCGTAAATTCTTTGAAGACATGTCGATGAGTGACGCAATGGAACTACTGGACGAACTTAAATCTCGAGGAGAGCTTTAGTATGGACGTTACTATGAATCATTCAGACTATTCGGTCAATAGAGTTTATGATAACGAAGGCAATATTTCTGGTATTAGGTTCATAATGAACCATTACAAATCCTGTGAGAATTCCGCTTCATGTAAATCAGTTACTTTAATTTATGCGGTAAATGATCAACGGTGGTTTGCAGAAACTCCTTTTAATGATGGAGCTATTGCACTAGAGCCTGGTAGAGCATTTGATATTGCCCGATCCATGGGTTTGGAAGACAAGGTTGCTGAGATTCTTAAGGAAGAAGGTCTATAATCTCTATGTGGACTTATGTACGAGGCTTGATCGAACTCGGTGCACCAGGACGAACTCAGGCTGAGAAAGATTATATTTTGCAAACGGTAATCAATCATCTTCCAAAGGTGACTGGTTCAGAAGGTGACATCAAAACAGATAGAGACGTAAACGATATAATCAAATGGTGGAACGATATACTATTTGAACGAGGATATGTTCGCATGGACGAGTTCATGCGTCAATGTGACTTAGCTCCTGAATTTTATCACACTAAGTATTGCTGGTCGTTTGAACTGACAACGGATTATGTCAAGCTTCACAGTCGTAAAGATACTTATCACGTCAAATCTAATTGGCGTATTTCTTTGCCAGAGCCTGAAGGTGTTTCTAAGAAGGAGCTATTATGATTAAAATCGAAGAAACTGAAATTTACGGTTGGAAAGCAGCTATTCGAGGTATGCGCAATCCTAAGAATTCTTGGGATAAGAGTGATAGCGATTATAGAATTATTCTTTGTGCTAAGTGTGATGATTGCAAAAGTTTTAAAAATAATCAATGGGAAGACTGCGATAATTGTTCAATAAGTAAGGCGTGCAATTCACATAAAGGATTTATGGTAGGTCCTAACGATTTAGATCTCATGCGTCGACTTTGTGCGGCTGGTACAGATCACCGCAAGTTCATGCGTATGCTCGTGGTTTATTGTGACATTACTGCTCCACTATATTGGTGGAAGGAATTCGATACCTACAAGGTCGGAACAGTCGCAAACTCTTGCAGTACGATGCATAAAATTCATGATAAAGAATTCACGCTGGATGATTTTAGTTATGATCATTTGATTGAGAATCCAGAACCAGATGAAGTTACTCTTGCCCCCGAAAAGCAATATGAAGATTACGCAGATGATGCGAAATATTTGAATTTTAATTATTATACAGTTACTATCTATCTGAAAGATCTTCTTGAAATAATTATTGAAGGTTTGAACAAATATCGAAACAAATATCTTGAGACAAAAAACAAGGAATACTGGTGGCAAATGATTCAACTTCTGCCTAGTTCATATAATCAGAAGCGAACACTAATGCTGAATTACGAAGTTCTCACGAATATGTATAATTCACGTAGAAATCATAAACTGGATGAGTGGCATGATTTCTGCGATTGGATTAAAACGCTTCCTTATTCAGAACTTATTACTGGAGAAGAGTGATGACCAATGGCTAGTATTAAAGAAATTTTATCTTCCTACGGTTCTGCTGCTAGGGCTAATTACCCACAAGGCGATGACGTAGAAGACGATATGAATTATATCGTTAGTTTTATCGAACAACACGGATATGAATTTCAAGACAACCTTCTGTATGAACTTAGACAGGGAGTTGGTCTATGTCCAATACGTGACGTATTTAAAGGTTTTCGCTGCTGTGAATGCGAGTTTGTAATTGAAAAAGGAGATCGCTACATTTGGTATGATTGTGGATTTAAAGGTTAAGGAGTTCTAATGGGTATTATCGAGTATTCCAATATTGCATTTTACGAAGCACCTTCGTTTATGTTTCAAGATATAGCTATCCGTTATAAGCCATATTTTATTAACGAGTGTGCTTATGTGTTTGAACAATTCCTACTATGGGACTATCATAAAGGTCCGCAAATTAAATCGATCGATAATAAAAATAATTTGCTAACTTTTGTCATTGATTCTGACCTTGAACCCATCACCAATTATTTCACGGTAACGAATCTTTCGCCAGCGCCTAATCTTGAATTCACGTTTAAACGAATCGATAAAATTGAGCATCATGGAAATCCAAGTCATTTGAAATGCACTTATCAGTTGGCAAACGTTCGAACTACCATTTTTGATACAGTACGTTCAGACAAAAAATGGAAAACCGAATATCTTTGTAAAAAGCTTACTGATAAAGAAGAGGATCTCAAGAACAACTGTGTTGGATCTTGCGATGTTGAGTTTGTTAAAGATCCTGTGAAAGTAACCGTTAAATATGACGGTCAAACATACGATGTTATTAATAAGTACGAATCAAAATCGGTGAGAAGTTTCGATCTTCGCGAAACAGTTAATGATACAGATCCAGTAAACCATCCGAACCATTACGAGATGGTTGGACCGTTCGAGTCTTTTGATATTATTGTCGAATCTCTCGGAATCGATGGTGCTCGACAGTTCTGTCAGGGCAACATTATTAAATACCAGACTCGTTATAAGGAGAAGAACGGTGAAGAGGATCTCAAGAAGCGTCATTGGTATTCTAGGATGGATCAAATGCTAGCCAAATGCAAAACCATTAAAGACTACTATAAATTGAAGGAGAGTGATTTTTAATGGCCGTCGCTAAAATGGACAAGCTGATGGAAAATTTGTCAAACGGTTTTGCTAATTTTTATAGGACCGCTTATGGCAAAAATCCACCTGATGTTGACCATGTTATCTTTAACGGACCAGCGACTATCGTGTTCTGGGAAGACGGCAAGAAGACAGTCGTAAAGCGTAAGATGGACGATCCTGATAACAAGAATCTGGCTATCATGTACGCGATTATGAAGCGCATTCTCGGATCGACCTCTGCCGCGAACCGCTATATCAACAAACTTGTCTCTGAGGTAAAAAAACTGATCGATAAAGAAGAAAGCATGGCCACCAGTTTTTAAGGAGTAACGAATGCGCACGATTATTGTAGATCACGAATATTGGGAAGAGTATCCTCGTAGTGGATCGTTCATCTATTTTTCAAAGGACCGGAAGCTGCTAGGAGATAAAACTGTACTGGAAGATAAATCAAAAGAGTTGATCGATCGTATGGAAAATCATGACGATTTTGTCAACGGTAAGGCTATGTATATTTTGATCCCAGAAGGACATTTCTTTACAGTTGATGATCTTGATCTCCCGCAGGTTATTCAGATCGTTAAATCAGACATGAGTTCTCTCGAGTTCTTCATGTCTCTTACTCAGGAAGAGGAATAAATGGACGAGCCAGTTGTATCAATTTCACCATTATTCGAGTCGTATAACAGTTCAAAAGTTATCGGTATGCTTGCGACTATCAATGAGCCACCGTTCAAAAAGCTCGTAGGATGGAATGCAGAAAAGAATAAATACTGGGCATCTATCGCCACAAAGAAGAACACTCGTATTCCTATCGATGAACCAGGAACGATGGTCCTTGTCAAAAAGTACAAGCTTGACGTCCTTATGCATGAAGCTTATAATGATGTAGCTGACTAACCGCATATTTTGCAGACCCTATTATGGAGGAGTACAATTCCTCTTAAGTTCGGCCTATTTTGAAAGGATTAACATGAACTTGTCTTGTGTAAACGATTTCGTAAAGAAAGGTGTGAAGTATCTTAATGATAATTCACCAGCAGTACTTACTGGAATCGGAATTGCGGGAGTTATTTGTGCGGTTGTTAAAGCCGTCGAAAAGACTCCCGAAGCAATGGATGCTGTTGTAGAGAAAGCGGAGAACGAACTTCAGACTGAGGGCTTGGACTTCGTAGATGCTAAAGAAGCTCTAGGAACGCCTAAGACTATTGCAACCGGAATCAAGTATTATATTCCGTCAATTGCTATCGGTGGTATGTCTATCGCATGTTTCGTTGGTGCTCAGTCGATTAACACGAAACGTAACGCAGCACTGGCTACACTTTATGCGGTAACGTCCAACGAGTTCAATACCTACAAGAACGAAGTCGTAAAGAAACTCGGAGAAAAGAAAGAGCACGAAATTGTTGACCGTATTTCTGAGAAGAAGATCAACGATGATCCACTCTCCAATTCTGAGGTTGTGGTCGACAACGGAGACACGCTGTGCTATGACACGTGGTCCGGTCGATATTTCAAATCGTCTATTCCTAAGATCGAGCGTGCTGTGAATGAGATCAACTCTGAGTGCATTCAGGATATGTGCGCAAGTCTTAATGATTTCTATTTCCTACTCAATCTTCCTGAAATCAAATGCGGGGATAATTGTGGATGGAATACCGATCATAAGCTGAATGTATATTTCTCAGCTCAGGTAGCTGACAACGATAGTCCGTGCATTGTCCTTAATTACAACACGGAGCCTATTGCAACTTATACGCAGCTTTAGCAAGTTCTTTAGTGAAAGGAGGTGCTTTCATGAATGAAGGAGGAAAGCTTCTTGGACTTGCTTCGGCTGTATTTACGGTGCTTGGTCTCGTTGCTCAAATTGGCAGCGGAATCATCGCGCAAAAGCAGCTCGATGAGAAAGTCAAAGAGCAAGTAACTAAAGCTCTTGAAGAGCACCAGAACTAGATTAAAGGAAGGGTCGGTCAACGGCTCTTCCTTTATATTTTGAGGAGCTGTTGATGTTCGAAAAGGAACTATCTTTAATCCATGAGTATATATCTGATCTAGACAATACTCCGATATTTGGTTCTTTGTCAGAAGACAAACGAATCTCATATCGAAAATTTGCGGCGGAGGAAATTGAGGGAAAGCTTTTGGAAGAAGAGCTAAACATCCCTGCCGCTATCAAAGATCGTATGCCGTTTACAGCTGGAGAAATTGTAGACGACTACATTTCTGATCTAAAGAAATTTGTAGCGAATGCTCCAAATGCAGATGTGAAATATGTTCTGAATGAAATGCTTATTTCTTGTAAAGCTGTTCTGAATGCTTTTTCCAACGGCGGAGTAGGATACAAGGATGAAGTGTATCGCTGTCAGGACGTATTCACAGGGCGATATTTCTATTCGAACCTTGAACGTATCAATCGAGCTTTAAACAAAACAAATGAAACGCTGTATGAGCAAGGCTCAGTATCGCTTAATGCATATTACATTAATCTTGGTATTTCTCCTATTAAAATCGGGTATAATTTCGATTGGTCTTATCCGGAGTGCAGTCATATTTCATTAACTCTTGACAATCTTGTTAATGATGACGGCGTACGTTGCATGTATGTTGATTTCGAACGGTATCCGAAGCAGAACTATGAAGTTTGGGGTTAATCTTCCGCATATTTTGCAAACCATTTAATGAAGGAGATTCAAAAGGAATCTTCGAGTCAGAAAAGGAGAAAATAATGGACACTGAGGTTGTTGAGACTACTGAGACCATGGACGAGACTCCGATTGAGACTACTGAGGAAATTACGGATATTGAACCCTACGAGGGCGAGAGCAATTCTGTGGTGCCTGCGGTAATGCTCGGTGCTGGCATCGCCACTGCGGTGATTGTCGGTGGACCGAAGCTTATCAAGGGCGTCAAGAAGGGCGCTCACTTCGTCAAGGGTAAGATTGATGAAGGTCTGACGAAGCTCAAGACGAAGAAGTCTGAGGATTCGGAAGAATCAAACGATCATGTCGTTATTGACGACGTGAAAGATGAGAAGACCAAATAAGGTCAACTTCGAAGAGAGGATAATCTAAACAGATTATCTTCTCTTTTTATCTAAGAATGGAGCATAGATGCCTGTTGAAATCAAAGAATATTCTACGAATGATTCACTCGTAAAGAAAGACGTGAGTCAGGACACGAAGAAGGTTGACTATACTGCTCCAAAGGGTAAGGTCACGCTTAAGAAAAGCAAGATGAACTCTTTGGGTAAGTCTGTTATTCAAGGGAGTATCACAGACGCGATTGCAAATGTTATTACTGATTTGATTATTCCGGCTGGACGAGATCTTCTGTTTAATGTTGTAACTTCTGTGTCACAAACTCTTATTTACGGAGAATCTGACCAGCCTTCTGTTTCAAATGGGGTTAATCGAATTCCATATTCGTCAATCAGTAACTACAATCGTATGGGGCGCCCGACAAGTCACGTACAGAAAGTCCGTCAACGGCCCGAAGACGGGTTTATATTTGAGCGGAAATCTGATGCCGATACTGCTCTTGAGCACCTTCGCGAAGCATGTGATAACTTTGGGGTCGTAAGCGTGCAAGCTCTCTATGAGATTTGTGAGAAGACCGCACCATACACAGCGAACAAATACGGCTGGATGAACTTGGATGATGCTCGAGTAGAACGGACTCGTGATGGGTACACACTTAAGCTTCCTCGTTCCATGCCTCTCGATTAAGGAGATATTTTATGTCATTTAAGGAAAACGCCATTGTTAAGATGGCAAATGCTAAGTTCTATATTAAGAAGAATAGTCCTGAGATTCTTGTAGGTGCTGGTATTGCCACGCTTATCGGATCTCTTGTATATACTGTAATCGGCACACTCAATACTGGTGTTGACGTTACGAACGCTGTATGTGAGATTGACGAGGTCGAGAACGATGATTCTCTAATGGAGGAGGAGCGTCGTAAGAAGAAGCGTGGAATTTATATTCATGCGGGCCTCAACATTGCTCGTAACTATGCTCCTGCGGTTACGCTTGCCACGGTGTCTGCCGGTTGCCTGATTGGATCTAATGCTATCATGCGTCGTCGAGCATTCAGTCTTGCTGCTGCATATTCTGCTCTCGATGCTACATTCTCTGACTATCGTACCCGTGTTATTGATGAGTATGGCGACGAAGTCGATAAGAAGATGCGCTACGGTCTCACCACGAAAGAGGTTGAAGTCGAGCAAATCGATGAGGAGACTGGCGAAGTAGTAAAGACCAAGGCGACTGTTACCGATGCTGATGAGAGTGCCACTACTGTTTGGTATAAGCGTCAGTATGAGCTTTCTGATGGTACTGTGATTGTTAATCCAAATTGGCAACCAAACAAGGATCTCAATGCAACATTCGTTCTTGCTCAGATTGCATGGTTCAACGGTCGTCTGTCCCGTGGAGAGCATGTGTGGCAGGATGATATTTACAAGGAGCTTGGAATTCCTGTGGATGGATATCGTCAGGAAGCTCATGTGCTTGGCTGGACGCCTGACAAGAACGGGGAAAAGTACATCAAGTGCAGGCTGTACAATAAGGAGGAGAGTGGCGAATTCATCTCAAATGATGACGGAGACCTTCTTCTGGCGTTTAATCCCGACGGAATGCTTTATTACAAGTAAAGGTGATAGGCTATGAATAATTTTGTTAAGAGCAGTCTTGTATTCGTAGCCGGTTTTGCATCTGGAGTGGCCGCCGCATATTGGGTGGCCACTCGTTACCTCGGATTGGAATGGGTGGAAGATGAGCAGGAGGGACATGATCCTTCTGGAATGGATGATAATGATTCTAGCCTTTCAGAATCTGATGCAAATACTGGCGAAGATATTACAGTAAGCGACGAGAAGTATAAGTCCATCGAAAATAATAAAGATTTTGTTGACTATACTCAATACGCCAATGGGTATTTGACTAAATCTAATGAACCCGACTCGGTTAAAGAGGTTCATATTTTCGACGATGAGAACGTAGATGCGAAGCCTGAGATTATCCCAAGTAATGAGTACGGTATTGATACTGATTACTCTGAGATCGAACTTCGGTTCTATCTTGATTCTCAGCTTATTACTGATGATTGGGATATTCCGCTTGAGAACATGGAAGACACTGTCGGACCGATGGCTCTTCCTTACATGTGCGAAAACCCAGATGCCACACTATATGTACGCAATGATCGTCTAAAAGCCTACTACGAGATCGTTCCCATGTCTTACGATTATCCCGGTATCCCGGTTGAGGATTAGTGATATTTATGCGTAAGATCAAAAACGAATACTTGGAGTGGCTATATGATCTAGTCTGTGATGATACATATTCCAATCATGTTTCATACCACAAGCTTTTTAACACACTACTTAATCGTAAATTTATCTGGTTTATTCCTCGAGACGAGAACAGGGCGATCGACGGTCTAGAGCTACGTTCTACTTTTCAGAATCTCTATCCGGAAATCCCATGTATGCCTAATGCTTCCGGTTGCTCTGTTCTTGAGGTCCTTATCGCTCTAGCAAAGCGTTGTGAAAACTCAATTGCTAGCGATGATGAATTCGGAGATCGAACAGGACAATGGTTCTGGGAAATGATCGTTAACATGGGTCTCGGTAAGTACGATGATGGCCAATACGATGATGAAGAGGTTAATTATGTTATTGATCTTTTTCTGAATCGTGATTATGACGATCATTCTCTTATCGGATGTGCGTTTAATGTTCAATATCCGAAGGCTCCGATGAATCAGACAGAGCTGTGGTATCAAATGTGTTGGCATCTAAGCGAAGTCCTTTAGAATAACAACGAAAGGGGGTATTGCATGTAATGTTGGATTTCGTTAAAATTATCGAGCGTAATCCCAAGAAAGATACTGTTGAGATATCTCCGAAGTTTCTCATCAATAAGAGTACGGATCTTATGATTCGTGGTAGTGATTTCTATGCTATATATGATGAGTCTACTGGATTTTGGTCAACTGACGAGCAACGTGCGATATCTTTAATTGATGATATGACTCGTACATATTACAACGAGCATAAAGAATCTTATAATGCAGTTGTACGTACGAATTATATTTGGGATTCTGATAGTGGCTTCATTGATAAATGGCATAAGTACTGTCAACGACAGCTAAGGGACAACTATGTAACTTTGGATGAAAAGCTTATATTTGCCAATGATGATCCAAAGAAAGAAGACTATGCAAGTAGGAAGCTTCCATACCCTCTGACTCCAGGAGAGTGCCCATCGTATGACAAGATCATGTCTACACTATATTCTCCAGAGGAACGACATAAGATTGAATGGGCTATCGGATCAATCGTAACTGGTGATTCGAAACATATTCAAAAGTTCCTAGTACTGTATGGTTCTGCTGGTACTGGTAAGTCGACTGTTCTTAATATCATTCAACAATTATTTGAGGGATATTATTCTGTCTTTGATGCTCGAGCTCTTGGGTCTGCAAATAACTCGTTTGCCCTTGAGGCGTTCAAGTCTAATCCTCTTGTCGCTATTCAGCACGATGGCGATCTTAGTCGAATCGAAGACAATACTCGTCTTAACAGTCTTGTTTCGCACGAGACAATGATGGTGAATGAGAAGTTCAAAACAGCATACGCCAATCACTTCAAGAGCTTCTTATTTATGGGCACTAACAAGCCTGTAAAGATCACAGATGCTAAGTCAGGTATTATCCGAAGGCTTATTGATGTATCACCGACCGGAGAGAAAATCAAACCAAGTGAGTATCGCACTTTGACTGCTCAAGTAAAGTTTGAACTCGGAGCAATCGCGTGTCATTGTCGTGACGTATATTTGGAAGATCCGAATTACTATGACAACTACATTCCGATGAGCATGATTGGTGCAACGAATGATTTCTACACATTCATGGTGTCCAATTATACAGAGTTCAAACGAGAGGATGCTGTCAGTCTGAACATCGCCTGGGAGAAGTATAAGACTTTTTGCGACGATGCAAAGATTCAGTATCCATTCTCCAGACGAGTATTCAAAGAGGAGCTTAAGAATTACTTCTCTGACTTTGTAGAGCTTGGCGAAGTAAACGGTCGTATTGTTGAGGGACAGTATCGAGGCTTTCTATATTCTAAGTTCAAGGTACCAGAGCTTAAGAAACTAGATAAGCAAGTTGAGAAAGAGACTTTGCCTCAGTGGATGAATCTGTCATCCGACAAGAGTATATTTGATACGGATTACTCGGACTGTATCGCTCAATATGCTAAAGAGGACGGAACACCTAAGCAAGCTTGGGATAAAGTCTCTACAAAACTTGGTGAACTCGATACAACGAAGCTTCATTATGTACGAGTGCCTGAGAATCACATCGTAATCGATTTTGATATTTCATCGAACGGCGAAAAGGATGCTGAACTCAATCTCAAAGAGGCTAGCAAATGGCCTAAAACTTATGCGGAGTTCAGTAAAAGCGGGAATGGTATTCACCTTCATTATATTTATGATGGGGATGCCTCTAAGCTTAGCCGAATCTATGATGATCACATCGAAATCAAGGTGTTCGCGGGTAAAAGCTCTCTGCGACGTAAGCTTACAAAATGCAACAATGTTCCGATAGCTCATATTTCATCTGGGTTGCCCTTGAGAGGAGATACGAAGGTGATTGACTTTGATGGAGTGCAGTCAGAAAAGGGTATTCGAACCCTTATAATGCGCAATCTGAATAAGGAGTACCACCCTGGAACAAAACCTAGTATTGATTTCATTAAAAAGATTTTGGATGACGCATACGATTCCGGTCTAAAGTATGATGTTAGCGATATGCGAAATGCTGTGCTGAGCTTTGGTGCAAATAGTACTCACCATGCTCCATATTGTCTCGATCGTATTGCCGAAATGAAATTCAAATCCGAAGAAACTCGAGAGATTCTGGCAGACACTGGATCCAAACTTGTATTCTACGATATCGAGGTATTCCCCAACCTCTTCCTTGTTAACTGGAAATTTGAGGGTGAGGATTCAAAGGTTGTTCGAATGATCAATCCGACACCTTCTGATATCGAGAATCTTGTTCAGAACAAGCTCGTAGGATTCAATAACCGTCGATACGACAACCATCTTATTTATGCACGTCTTATCGGAGAGTCCAATATTGAGATCTTCCACCGTTCTCAACAGATCATTAACGGCAACCGAGACGCAATGTTCGGTGAAGCCTATAATCTCTCATACACAGACGTTTACGACTTCTGCAGTAAGAAGCAGAGTCTTAAGAAATGGGAGATCGAACTGGGTATTCACCATCACGAGCTTGGATTGCCTTGGGATCAAGAGGTTCCGGAAGACATGTGGACCACTGTCGCAGAGTATTGTGATGACGATGTTCTCGCTACTGAGGCAGTATTCAATGCTCGAAAGTCCGACTTTGTGGCTCGAGAGATTCTGGCTGAGATTGCCGGTGGTACGACTAATGATACGACTAACAGTCTAACTACCAAGATCATCTTTGGTAAAGAGCGTCATCCTGATTTGGTATACACTGATCTGGCTACAGGCGATTCGACTGATGGCACTCACAAAGACTCGAACAAATTCGAGGGATACGAGTTTGTATATTCTGACAAAGACAAAAAGTATCACAACATGTACCGAGGAGAAGACGTCGGCAAGGGTGGAAACATCAAGTCTTATCCCGGAATTTATTATGATGTAGCGTTGCTCGATGTTGAGAGCTTGCACCCTCATTCGGCTATTGAGATGAATATTTTCGGCAAGCATACCAAGAACTTCAAGGCGATTCTTGATGCTCGTTTGGCAATCAAGCACGGTGATTACGATCGAGCAAAGAATCTGTTCGATGGTCGACTTGCTAAATATTTGGATGATCCGGATCAGGCTAGTTCATTGGCTTATGCTCTAAAGATCGCAATCAATTCGGTATACGGTCTTACTGCTGCTTCGTTCGACAACCCGATGCGTGATCCTCGTAACAAGAACAATATCGTAGCTCTTCGTGGTGCATTGTTTATGCAGAATCTTCACGATGAGGTTCTCGCACGAGGCTACAAGATTGTTGCAATTAAGACAGATTCCATTAAGATTGCAAACGCGACCAAGAGTATTGTTGATTTCTGCATTGATTATGCTAAGCAGTATGGTTACAAGTTTGACTTCGAGGCATATTACGATCGTATCTGTCAGATTAACGACGCTGACTACATCGCGTACTACCATGATCCTATCACGTGCAAGAAACGTTTCGATCATATTCCCGGTGACAATCAGAAGCATGGTCCTAGCTGGACAGTGACTGGCGCTCAGTTCGCAGTTTCTTATGTGTTTAAGAAACTGTTCTCACACGAGGATATTGAGTTCAAAGATCTTTGTGTAACCAAGTCTGTAACGACTGCTATATATTTGGACATGAATGAGGATCTTCCCGACGTATCCGCATATGAGACGGAACTTGCTAATAGAGAATGGAATGATAAGCATGGAGACAGTAAACCAAAACGACTTCGATTCCCTGACATGTCCACTGCCCAGATCGTTGAAGGAATTGCGAAAGGGCACAATTACTGCTTTGTTGGACGCGTCGGAAGCTTTTGCCCAATTAGGGAAGGAGATGGAGGAGGCGTACTCGTCCGTGAGAAAGATGGTCGATATCTTTCCGTTGGAGGAACTCTTAAACCCGGCATGGTCGCTTCACAACGCGTACCCTATCGTTGGCTCGAAGCGGAAACGGTGCAAGCGACGTCAAAACAGGCGTCAATAGATTATTCATATTTCGACAGACTCGCTAATGAAGCTGTCGACTCCATTGAAGAATACGGAGACTTTACTGCATTTACTGCGATTGGAGATTAATAATGGACAATGACGTTAAAGATATGATCACATCATTTCTGGCAGTGTTGGTGGCTCTGATTATCACATTCGGTGGAAGTTGGGTTATTTTCAACTTTATTGTGTGGCTTATTTGCATGTGCTTCAATTTCACATTTGATTTCCTTATTGGTACTGGACTGTGGTTGTGCTGTCTGTTGCTGCGCTTTGTCCTGAAAGCTGCTAAGAATTAATTTATTTCGAAAGGTTTTTTTATTATGGCTAAGTTTACTACTTCTGATCTTATTCTCGACCACGAGCTTGTTGACTTTGAGATTCTATTCTGTAACCTTGAGGGTCGCGCTGAGGGATTTAATAATCAGGGCGCTCGTAACTTCCGTTTGAAGTTCAATGACGACGATTTCGCTAAGTCGCTTGCTGATGATGGTTGGAATATTAAGATTTATACTCCTAAGAATGACGATTACGATCCTTATTATTATCTTACCGTCAAGGCAAAGTTCCGTGTTGATGGTGCTACCGTTCGACAGGATCCTGAGATCCATATGATCAATTCCAAGAATGATATTCTCCTCGGTGCTCAGAACATGGCGGATCTTGATGCAAAGTTCCGTGCTCGTGAGGTAAACGCATGTGATCTGGTCATTCATCCTTATTATTGGACAAAGTCTAATATGGGTTCTGGCGAGGGTATCACTGCCTATCTGAAGCAGATGTGGGCTGTCGTTAATGATAACCCGTTCGCAGAGCGTTATGCTGATCGCAATGACGATTTTACTCATGAGGTTCCTTTCGACTAAACTTGCGCGAAATTTACACCGTATCTAATGAGGGATAATCCTCAATTAGAAAAGGAGTAAATAATGGAAACTATGATCATTTGTGCTATCGCTAGCATCGTTTGTATCTATCTCGGTATTAAGCAGATCATTGACATTCGTCGTTATAAGCACGAGGAAGAGTTCAATGACGCTTTTACCAGCGGATATGAATGGGGCAAGATAGCAGAACGTGAGAATGTTATTCATGTCGACGCAGTTCTGATTGAAGAATAACTGAAGAAAGGGTCTGTGCTTATTGCATGGACTCTTTCTTTTACGTTTGAAAGGAGAATCGGAAATGATAGTTACCCTTTCTGTACCCGAAGTACATAAGCTTAGGCACCTGCTATATAAAGCTCATGTTGACACGTATAACAAGACATATGATATAAAAGGAGAGCCTCTATACAGCTACGGTAAAGAGAAAGAGAACATAAAAAAGCTAGAAATTGATCTATTATATACTGAGAGTAGACGATATCTGGGTCTTTATCATTATTGGGATAATCTCATCGGTCACATGCGTACTACCACTCCTCCTTATCTTACGGACTTTGGAATAGTCGATGTTGACATGAATGAAGTACAACAAATTCTAATATTTCTACACGAACAGCTTATAAGCTATGATACAACGTTAGATACCGAAGAATTAAGCAGCGCTTATTATTATTGGACGCGTGTATCTAAGGGGTATGTTTGTGGAAATTGAAGTTAAAGTTAGCATTGACAGAGTGGAATCGCTTATAGAATTCTTATCTGTCGTATATAATGAAGCTACTGAAAAACGTCAGGATATAGAAGCAGAGCCAAGGGATAGTTATTCTGAAGAAAAAAGAAAGTCTAAAAGACAAGAATTGCGAAAGCTAGATAATATTCGTAACGAATGTTCAACTCAATATTATTATTGGAATTCTATGCTTAAATATATGAAACGTATTGAAGCGATTAAAAGGAGCTAATAATGAAAGTCGAACTCTCTATTTCTGATGTAGAAGAGATCTGCGAATTTTTCTGGTGGAAGTATCAGGATGAGCAAGAAAAATATTTAGCTTCGCACAATGAAATAGCCACGCATTGTGATGAATATGATCCAGAAAAAGAACATGAGTTGTATATGCATTTTTATAAGTCTAATAAATATTTTAAAAGGTATTATCACTGGAAACATATTCTCGACGACATGGAGAAGAAAGAGAACTCCCGCGAATAGTGCAGCTCCTTTAATGAAGGACTACTTCCATTGAAAGGAGTTGTATGGGGAGTAATGTTATCGGATTTTGCTTTGGTATTGTAGCTGTAGCGATGTCTGTAATGGGCTTATTTGTCATCTTTAAGTCTATCACTGATGATAGTGACGAAAAGATAAAACAGGCCTTTAAAGACGGTCTGGAGGCTGGATTAAGGAAAAGAGAAAACGATAAATCTTATGTTTCTGAAGAAACTGTCAAATCGATGATTAAGAAGTAGTCTTCAAAAAAGAGTTGAGCTCGAAAGGGCTCTTCTCTTTTACATTGAAAGGGGATAATCATGTGCGACTTAACTTTGGAAGAAATTGCATATGTTCTTAAAGGAAATATATGCACGTATGAAGCATTAGCTGCAGAACGCGATAAACTATTCAGATCTATAATTATTGATACCGATAAGGAGTCACGTGATCGCAAGCGTGAGGAATTTTATTCAATCGAGAAAAAGATGAATGAACTCGAAAAGCGATATGACGATTATTGGGTACCAATTCTACGCGAAAAAGGGATTGATGAAATTGGATAAAATTGGAATGAAGTTTGTAGACTTCGAGAAATACTGTAAGAAATGTGAGTGTAAAGCAAGAGATGAAAATGAGGCTCCTTGCTGGGAATGTCTCGAGCAACCGGTCAACTATCACTCTGAAAAGCCTATTCACTTCAAGGAGCGCGACGGCAAGTGAATAGTTACACTTACTTCTATATTCTCGGAATTGCGATCGGCTTTTGTATTGGATGCTATGTCAGTTTCATAGTATATTGTCACAAACTAGACAAGCTCTATTATGAAACGGATGGTTCAAAGAAAGGAGAACGAAATGAACTATCGTCAGATCGAAACGAGTCGAGAGATCAGGCAGTGGATTAAGCTTGGCGTTGAAGCTATCAGTATTGGTACTGGATGCTTAATCGCTTATCACACTAGCCCGGATGTCAAGAGAACTATGGATCGTACTGGTGAAAATATTAAGTTTTGGTTCAATCGAAAGTTGAACAATCTGTAGATGATATAGGGTCGCTGAGAAATCAACGGCTCTATATTTTGGGAGTCATGATGGATCACTCGGATCATTTTACTTTAACAAAACAAGAAGTTCAATCGCTTATCGCAATGTATGAAGACGCGAGGAAAGAGCTTCTGGATATTGCAGAAAAAGAAAAACCTTTGTGTGACAGTAACGTCATAAACATACGATACGTGCAGCACAAGGCTTATGCAAATGCCCTAAAGGGTCGTATTGATGAGCTTACGCACTTCTTGCAGACTCTTTGATGAAGGTAGTTAATCATATCGAAAGGAGAATTATTATGATTAACATCAAAACTGCGATTAATGTCGTTGGTCTTGCTATACTAGGAGCAGTTGGAATTATTGTTGGACGTTTATCTGAACGTAAGGTAATTGATTCCCAACTCGCAGATATTAAAAATAACATTGAATGGCAGGATGGACAAATTCAGATGTTGAAGGATGTTTATACTGAGGATATTCTTGATAAGGAATAACTAACTTCTTGAAGAGGGTTTGCTTTACGCAGACTCTCTTCTTTTTCGCCATATCTACACGCTCTTTAATGAAGGATAACTTTTACTTAAGGAGACTACTATGGTCAAGTTTTGTGAATACTCGCCGGCATATCAGGCTAAGATTATGGACGCGGTTGTGTTTATGTTTGAAGAACAGCATATGGACTTCAATCGTATCGCATTCGAACTTAATCTTAAATACTGGATTGTCGTCGAGGCTTACAAACAGGCTAAAGCGGATGAACTTATTTAGAAAGGAAAATCTAAAAGAATGGTCTTACAAAGGCTTTCCCTTTTATCTTTCGCCGCTATTGCACACTCTATTATGACAGGTAATCTATGAAAGGAGATTTATTATGAAAAAGATTATGGTTGTCATCGGAACGGTTGTACTGTTCGGATTGCTTATTCTAACTGAGAATGGTGAGAGTGTTGCTCATGATAATTCCATGTCAGAGGATCGTGTATACCGTGAGGCGATTCAGAAAAATCTTATTAATAGCAATACAGATTATTGTATGAAAGCTACTAAGAAGGACGATACTGGACGTGTTACGGAATACACGATATCTGTTGACAACGGGATTGATTGGCAGGATTACGTATTTGAAGTTTAGTAACGATTCGGAACGGCTACGGCTGTTCCTTTTATATTTGGAGACTTTATGATTGAATTATATCCATGGCAAAGAAAAGCAGTCGATGAGCTGCGAGACGGTAACATATTGTGTGGAGGTGTGGGAACCGGAAAGAGTCGTACATCCTTAGCATATTATTACAAAGAAATGGGTGGTAATCTTGACGCTACTGATTCCGAGGGGTTTCAAGAAATGGAACACCCTATACCGTTGTATATCATCACAACTGCAAGAAAACGAGATACCTATGAATGGGACCAAGAACTCATCCCGTTCTATATCTTCACAGATCATGTGGGGAAAGACTTGCTTGTCGGAAGTGAGGTCGAATCTAAGATCTTTCGAGAGGTTGTCATCGACTCCTGGAACAACATTGCTAAATACAAAGACATCCAAAATGCGTTCTTCATATTTGATGAACAGAGAGTTGTCGGTAGTGGTGCATGGGTTAAGGCTTTCCTTAGGATTGCGAAACACAATCGATGGATCCTTCTTTCCGCTACCCCAGGAGATACTTGGTCTGACTACATTCCAGTATTCTTGGCTAACGGATTTTACAGGAACAAAACCGAGTTCATTCAAGCGCATGTCATCTATAGTCGGTTCACTACTTACCCCAAGATCGACAGGTACATCAATACAGGACGCCTTATCCGACTACGAAGAAAGATACTTGTCGATATGCCAATGCAGAGAACTACTATCATGCATGATAAACTTATCGACGTAACATGGCCGAAAGAGGAATACAAACTTGTGGGTAAAACCAGGATCAATCCATACACAGATGAGCCGATAGTTAATGCCTCAGAGCTATGCTACACTTGGAGAAAGTTGGTTAATAGTTCTGATGATCGAATTAAGAAATGTGTAGATATTGCATTGAAGAGAAGGAAGTCTATCATATTCTACAACTTCGACTATGAACTTGATGCATTGCTTGAAGCGTTTGGTGGGATCGAAGGGTTGGAGGTAGCACAATGGAACGGTCATTTGCATCAGCCTATTCCGACTGGAGATGACTGGATGTATCTCGTTCAGTACACTGCTGGATGTGAGGGCTGGAATTGTATTACTACGGACACCATTATTTTCTTCTCTCAGAACTATTCGTATAAGGTGATGCAGCAAGCTTCTGGACGTATCAATCGATTGAATACCCCGTTTGTAGACCTATATTGCTATCATTTAAGGAGTTCTGCACCTATTGATTTGGCTATTGCGAAGGCTTTGAAGCAGAAGAAAAACTTCACTGAGGGCAACTTTGTGGGTCAATTTTAGGCAAAAAGTAGGACCAATTGGCAACTTTTGATTTTTGAGTTGGAAAGGCCAAAAAGTGAAAAAGGACCAACTGTCAACATCTGAAAAATTGGCGATTTTGGGCAAAATTTGGTGAAAAGAGACCAATTGGTCCTTTTTGGCCCTTTTTTGGGCAAAAAAAACGTTGACTCCTGGTCCTTTTTACGTAAATTGATGTATACTAATACGATAAAAAAATTATAATATATAAGGTAATATATACCCCCAATTACGTAAAAAGGACCAGGTGTCAACGTTTTGATATTTTGGCAATTTTTATGTAATTTTCGCAATTTTGAAAGGATTTTAGCAAAATGCAGAGCAGTATTACCATGACCGGTATTGTAAAGGATATTTTTGATCGTCTTCCCGATTTGAAAGACAGTGCCGTCTTTTGTAGGTATGTCGGCGATCAGTGCATGGATCTTTGGACCGACACCGATGATTGTTATCGATGGTCTTACAATGACCATACTTGTCTTTGGATTGAGAGCGATTCATATTTCATGGATCAGTATGAGTCTACGTTGTTTCCGATGAGCGAGCAAACGTATCTTCGCAATTTTTCAGAGTTGCTTGGAGGTCGTATGCTTGCTCGTCAGATCTCTCGAAGGAAGCTTGCCGAGCGAACTGGTTTGTCTGAGAATTCTATTTATCGATATTTGAATTTTCAACGAAAGCCCACTGCGTACAGTCATTACATTCTTTCTTGGTATCTCGAAGGCGTTCATCAAGATCAGTGGAAGTTGTTGTAGACTAGCGCTTGGTTAATGAAGAGTCTGTTTTGAGTAGTTTGAGAGTTACAGGGTGTTAGTAATTCTTCCGCGAAAAAAACAGACTCTTTTATGGAGAGAGATAGAATGTGTCCCGATTTAGGATACTTTCTATGTTCTTTTTGAGGTATTTTTCATGTGAAAGGAGAATCCATGACAAGTAACTCAACCAAGCTGGAAAGTAAGTTTCAGGCAGAACTCAAGAAAGACTTGAAGAAACGTCTTCCGGGTTGCGTTGTGATGAAGACCGATCCTACTCAAATTCAGGGTATTCCTGATTTGATTGTTCTTTATGGGCAAAGGTGGGCGACGTTGGAATGCAAGCGTAGCGCCAAGGCTAAGCATCGACCTAATCAAGATTATTATGTTGATAAGATGAATCATATGTCTTTCAGTAGTTTTATATATCCTGAGAACAAGGAAGAGGTACTTGATGCGCTTCAACAATCATTACGAACTAAAAGGTAAGCACGCTACATTCGGAGCTAGCAAATGGCACTGGATTAACTACGACAAGGATAAGCTTCTTCAGATCTATGAGAGCATGCAAGCCAAGGAGTATGGAACAAGACTTCATGAGTTTGCAGCTGAAGCTATCGCGCTTGGACAAAAGCTTCCTCGTTCTAAGAAGACTCTGAATACTTATGTCAATGATGCTATTAACTATCGGCTTGATCCTGAAGTAATTCTATATTACTCTTCAAACTTTTTTGGAACTGCCGATGCTATTCGTTTTGACGAGAAAACTAAGACTCTTCGTATTCATGATTTGAAGACTGGTAAGATTTCAGCACATATGGAGCAGCTAGAGATTTATGCAGCTTTATATTGTTTGGAGTATCGTCGTAAGCCATCAGAGATCACTATTATTTTGAGGATTTATCAGAATGATGAGATCTTCGAGTATGAACCTGATCCTGCTGAGATTAGGGATATTTGTGATAAGATTGTTAAATTCGATAAGATTCTTTCTGGAATAAGAGAGGAGGACTAGAATGGAACTTGAAGACTACACCGAATTTGCGGTTATTGATGAGATTAGTGAAATTGAAGAAGAGCTTGCTCATTATGGAACTAAGCGACATTCTGGTCGATATCCTTGGGGTTCTGGAGAGAATCCTTTTCAAAGTGGTGGCGACTTCCTTTCTCGTGTAGATGAGCTTTCTAAGAAGTATGGTACTGAGAAAGAGATCGCTGAAGCTCTTGGTATGACAACCACAGATCTCCGTTTGCAGAAGCGTGTTGCTGTTCACGAACGTCGTCAAATGGATGCTGAACGAGCAAAATCTCTTCGACATCAGGGTAAAACTCTTGATGAGATCGCAAGTATCATGGGGTATGCCAATGATTCGTCCGTTAGAGCCCTTCTAAACGAGAATACGGCCACGAATAAGAATAGGGCTAGTGTTACTGCTGACAAGCTAGAAGAGGCCCTTAAATCGCATTCTATGCTTGATGTCGGCGCTGGCGTTGAACACGAGTTGGGAGTGTCTCAGGGCACTCTTAAAGAAGCTTTGTTTATTCTTCGTACTCGTGGCTACAATGTTTATGGTGTTGGCGTTCCTAATGTCACTAACCCTGGTAAGCAAACTATTGTATCTGTTCTTGCTAACAAGGACGTTGAATACAAGGATGCCTATCAGAACATGGGTGATATTGATTCAGTAGGAAATTACCATTCTACTGATGGTGGATTGACCTTTAACAAGACTCAATATCCTTCATCTATTGATGGATCTCGTGTTAAAATTCATTATGGCGATGAGGATCTTTTTGGATCCAAAGGCGTTGAAAAAGATGGTGTTATTGAGATTCGTCGTGGCGTAGATGATCTGAGTCTTGGTAACTCTCACTATGCACAGGTTCGTATTCTTGTTGATGGAACCCACTACCTTAAGGGCATGGCTATGTATTCGGATGATATTCCGGATGGCTATGACATTGTGTTTAACACCAATAAGACACATGATGTTCCTAAGAACAAGGTATTGAAACCCATTCATACAGAAGACCCGGATAATCCTTTTGGTGCAGCCATCAAGGCTGATGGTCAGTCATATTACACTGATAAATCTGGTAAGTCTAAGCTAAGCGCAATTAATAAGCTTAAAGAAGAGGGCGACTGGGATGACATGAGCAAGAACCTGTCTTCACAGTTCTTGTCTAAGCAGCCTATGTCTCTGATTAAGAAACAGTTGAACCTCAGTTATGATAGTTCTCTTTCCGAATACCAGGAAATTAAGAGCTTGACTAATGACACAGTCAAGAAAAAATTTCTTATGGACTTTGCTAATGAGTGCGATTCTGCTGCAACACATCTTAAGGCTGCTGCATTGCCTCGTGAGAGTACCAAAGTTATTCTTCCTATGACTCATCTCAAGGATACCGAAGTGTATGCTCCTACTTACAAGGATGGAGAGCAGGTAGCACTTGTTCGTTATCCTCATGGTGGCACCTTTGAGATCCCAATCCTAACTGTTAACAACCGTAGTCGTAAATGTCGAGCTATTCTTGACCCTAATGCTGTAGATGCTATTGGCATTAACCCTAAAGTTGCAGAACAGCTGTCTGGTGCTGACTTTGATGGTGATCAGGTTGTAGTCATTCCTACTAACAGTCGTGTTAAGATTAAAAATCAGAAGCCTTTGAAGGGTCTTATTGGTTTCGATCCTAAGACTGCCTATGCTACTGATGAGAAAGTAGTTAATGGAAAGACTGTTAGGGTTAATGCTGCCGGTGTTCCTGTTAAGATCATGTCAAAAGAGTATAAGCAGAAGCAAATGGGTATTGTTTCAAATCTTATTACTGACATGACCCTAGCCGGAGCAAAGCCAGAAGAACTTGAACGTGCTGTTCGACACTCCATGGTGGTCATCGATGCAGAGAAGCATAAGCTAGACTACAAGCAGTCTGAGAAAGATAATGGTATTGCTGAGCTTAAGAAGAAGTATCAGCTCCATATTAATGAGAATGGCAATGAAAGTACTGGTGCATCCACCCTATTGTCTAGACGTAACCAGACCATTCGTGTTCCAGAGACCCGTGGATCCGGTAAGATTAACCCCGATACCGGTGAGGTAGAGTATAAATTGTCGGGGCGTACTTATGTTGATAAGAAGACTGGCAAAACCGTTCTCGCTACTCAAGAGCAGAAGCTATTGCTTGCTACTAAGGATCTTCATACGCTTTCATCTGGTACCCCACAAGAGGAAGCTTATGCCTCCTATGGTAACAAAATGAAGGCCCTTGCTAACGAAGCTCGAAAAGAATACTTGGCTACTGATAATTCAAAGCTAAACAAGCAGGCCCAGACTACCTATGCCGCAGAAGTAGACTCCCTAAATATGAAAATTAAGGCTGCCGATATGAACGCCCCTAAGGAGCGTAGGGCTATGGCCCTGGCTAACTCCGTAGTTAAGGCCAAGGTAGCCGATAACCCGGCCCTAATGGAAGATAAGAAGCTGTATAAGAAGACTAAACAGCTTGCCATAGAGGCTGCTCGTGCACAGGTAGGCGCCTCTGGTAAGAAGGTACGTATTAAGCTTACTGATAGGGAATGGGAAGCTATACAAGCAGGCGCTATTTCAAGTACTCAATTACAGAAAGTATTGCGCTATTCTGATCCTGATTCTATTAGAGCTAAAGCTATGCCTAAGTCTACAGTTACATTGACACAGGCTAAGATTACAAAGCTTAAGTCTATGGCTGCATCTGGTATGTACACTAACCAAGAGATAGCCAATGCTTTAGGTTGCTCACCTTCAACTGTCTATCAATACTTGAATGGAAAGAAAGGAAGTAACTAAATGTCTGTTGCAATCACAACTAAAGACAATCCTTTCGATCCAATAGATCAGTTTGATGAGTGGTTTAGGTTTGATACAGACAAACATTACAACACTTGTTCGTTCTTAGATCGAGTTTGCTTTACTTCTTCTTCGCTTAGTGATGAAGAAAACGAAAAAGAGATCGAACGCGCAATTGATGAGATCATTAAATATGATTTTCAAAATATTTATGTTAAAGTCAAACATTAATGTTAAATAAAACATAATATCAGACGAATATAACATAAATATAAAGGTATAGGGGGGGGTCTCAAAATATACACCCCCTCCCTCAT